TCGAACAAATCAAGAGGAGTTCGCGTTAATGTACCTTCTTCAGTTTGTAGAAGAACATTATCCCAGTATGATCAAATCGTTTCAACGCAATGAACCATGGATTCCACATACCCGTCTCATTTGTGGTAATCATGCCTTAACGCAACTGCAAATGACCAATCATGCCAATCCGATGGAATCCGTCATTGGCCTTTTTGATAAAGGAATTACACCGATGGGAAAACGTGCAATCAAAGAGCGACTTCTTAGCCCCTATTCGGATGCGAATGAGATTCGTGCACGATTAGCGGAAGTTCAAGACTACATGGTATGGCCTGCCGAGAAGCGCAACAAACTGACGCAACAACTGCGTTTTATGTTTGATTTACCGCGTCTTCATCGAAAGGTACTGTGTGGTTTGATTATTCCCGCCGAGTTCGCAGGTCTATTTCAGACCTATTCTGCGATGCAACATATTATACAGCATGTTATTCCTGATACTGTCTTCGTTGCTCCATTTACAGATAACGAATGGTCAACCTACAAGACGATCGTTGATGCACATATTTCGGAAGATAAGGCACAATGTGCAAATGGGGATCTATCGGTATTAAATGTAGAAACATATCCAGAGATTGGAAAGAAAGAGGCCGAAATTCAACTTATTTTGGAGAAATTTCAACACCTTCGCCGTGAAATCGCAAAGCGGGCAAACGTGAACGACGATGCGATTCGTCTGGAAGAAAGGGAGAAAGAACCTTATGGTCTGAAAGCGTCCACGATTACACTTCAGCAAGTCCGAAAAAACAGTAAGGAGGTGGATGGAATGAAAATCACAGAGTTAAAATCGGGTGGCTGGATTGATTGCACCATATTACAACAGTGCAATACCGCCCTGCAGAAAGCCCGTGAATCATTGGAACACTTGATTCGCACGCATTTACCTGATGCATGTGCCGCTATTTCAGATGCAGGTCAAACCATTTGGACACAAATGGAACAATGGATCTCGCATGTGGATACCACGCAATGCATTGGTCGCACCTCAAAAGAGAGAGGGTTTCACTGTCCTGTCATTGAATCGGCAGAAGAGGGATCGGCAGTAGATATTCAACAGATTCGGCATCCGCTGGTAGAGGCTTCTGCGAGTCGTGTGTCCTATGTAAAACATAACATTCGTCTTGGATTTAATAATCGTGGATATTTGGTGTATGGAGTAAATGCAAGTGGTAAATCAACAATGATGAAAGCGACAGGATTATGCGTGCTTCTAGCTCAAGCGGGATGTTTTGTTCCTGCGCAGTCCATGGTATTACGACCATTTCAAGCAATTTATACCAGAATTCTAAATCAAGATAATTTGTTTGCAGGGTTATCCTCTTTTGCGGTAGAAATGTCAGAATTGCGCGATATTCTTTGTCATGCCAACAAACATACACTTGTTCTAGGCGATGAACTCTGTAATGGAACGGAATCTGTTTCGGCACAGGCACTTGTCACAAGTGGTATTCAATGGCTCTCCTCCAAAAATGCCAAATTCATCTTTGCCACGCATTTGCATGAATTAACACGATACGTGGATGTGAAGAAAGAGGGAGTAGAAGTATGGCATTTGCATGTGGAATATGACCCGATTACGAAGAAACTCATCTATGACCGATCGTTGCGACCAGGAGCTGGATCAACCATGTATGGGTTAGAAGTGGCACGGGCCATGGATTTACCATTTGAGTTTATTGAGCAGGCCTTAAAGAATCGGCATAGGATTACGGGAACAGTTGCTCAGGAGGATGCCATAGGTTCTTCGTGGAATTCACAGATCGTCCGAAAGGAATGCGAGATCTGTTGTTCACCGATTACGAAGGAGCTGGAAGTACATCATATTCAGCATCGTGCAACAGCAACAAATCAGATTTTAGAAGATGGAACGCATATGAACGATAAGCGAAACCTGATGGTCATTTGCCAAGTATGTCATGATAAGATTCATAATGGTTCTATTGAAGTGGGACCGATGAAACAAACATCGGATGGACCAGAACGTACCATTGTACATCAAAAAGAAGAAAAAGAGAAAAAGAAAAAGGGGAAATGGTCGGATGAGGAAATGCAAACAATCACGGATACATTGAAGAAGTATACGTCATTGTCATTGAAAGCCATTAAAGGGCTGTTGAATGCAAAGTATGAAATTGAGATTAGTGAATCCATGTTGAGCAGGTATAAAAGCACTTTTTAGGAAAAAGTGCGCAAAAAGCACTTTTTAGGAAAAAGTGCCCAAAAAGCCTGGGTTATCCCCAGGCTATCCCAGGCTATCCCAGGCTATCCCAGGCTATCCCAGGCTATCCCAGGCTATCCCAGACTTTTTGCGCACTTTTTTTTAAAAAGTGCTTAGCGGCGAAAACCACTGCCCTGCACCGTCCCGCCACCTGCTTCACGACGACCATTTGAACCATTCGGGCCATTGTTAAGCGTCATGAGGTCCTTCGTGAATTCGGCAGAGACACCTTCCTGGCCTTCCACCATTTTCATGATGTATTTACGGTAAACAATGTTCTCTTCGGTCAGCATTTCTACCTGTTTCCGGAGGGCTTCAACCTCTCGGCGAACGGCTACGATTTCTTGACGGACGGGATTGCCAGCTTGATAGTTGAGGCCTGCGCCGTACAATACGGAGGTCATTTTCTGAACTGCGTAGCTTTTTAAAAAGTGCCCAAAAAACCACAGCACTTTTTAAGAAAGATCGTAGCTATGGCCAAAGGCCAATAGCTCCGCCGCGCGGGGGCGGACCCCCGCTAAGTGCGCAAAAATCATGGAGCATTTAGTAACAAAATACTATGAAATACCCAAACTTATGGAATGTTTATTACTAAATGTTCCATGATTTTTGGGCACTTTTTCTTAAAAAGTGCAAAAAAGTGCAAAAAAGTGCAAATTTGATCGGCAAAACCTTTCCATAGAAAGTCTAGAGATGATTATCCCTATTCGCTGCATGAATTGTGGAAACCCCTTAGCGGACAAATGGTTATTCTATCAACAAAAAGTACAGGACTTGCGCGGGTCAAAAAAGGCGGAACCTATTTACATGGATGGCAAATCGGTCCCCGTTACTGCCGAACTTAAAGTATTAAATGCACTTGGACTAAATCGTTATTGCTGTCGCAAACATATGTTGACGCATGTGGATCTGATTGATAAAATCTAATGAAAAAGTAAAGAGTTAATAGGCATCTATGGAGTTCTTCATACCAGGATTAGTATTATTTTTAGTTGCAATTGCTGTTACCGCATTTATTGTTCCTAAAGCTACGCCGATGATTGCCGCTATCTTATCGTTAGTCTTTCTTACATATGGTGTATATCAGCATTATACATTATTTGCAGATGAGTATCGTCTAAGCACCTGGCAAGATGGTTTAAAGATTTACGCTCCGGCTATTATGATTATTGCCATTATTCTATTTATTATTGTTGGTATGCTGGGTTTTTTTACAAATGGGGCAGTACCCGTTCCATCTTTACCTAACGTACCTTCTATGCCTTCTGTAAATGAAGCAGCGGAATCTATCTCGGATACAGTGAATAACATGGCAAATAATGTATCTAATGCGATTACTAATACTGCAAATACGATTTCTAATACAGCAAATAATGTATTTAATACGAATCTTGGTAATAACCAAGGCAATAATCATGGAAATAACCGAGGGAATAACCGAGGGAATAACCGAGGAAATAACCGTGGTAATCAACTTCGCCAGAGTTATTTTGAGACCATATAGGCGGGGGTCCGTCCCCGCGCGACGGAACATTTCTTTGCACTCTTTTTCCGCCTTTGGGCAAAAGGTGTAAGATACTTCTATATTTTTTCGCACTTTTTTTAAAAAGTGCTAATAGAGGAATGGTTCATAAAACCAGAAAACATACTACCCAACAAAAGAAGGGTATTGATTCCATACCTGAATTACGGCGGGCATTTGAACATATTGAACAATTTGTAGATGCTAAACTTTCTAAGAAAGAATCAAAGGAGAACATAAGCAAGGATCTTCGCAAGGAATGGTTTAAGATATTTCATAAAGAACTCAAAAAACCTGCCGCAGAAGCATTTGTACATGACCGATCTAATGAAAAACATGAAGTAAAACATGATCATCGTAGAACGGTGCGAAAGGGTGGATCCTTACAACCACTCGCAGGGGCTCCCCTGGATTACACCACGCGTCCAGGTATCTATTTGGCGCCAGGACAACGCCCCGATGCCAACGGCGGATTGCCTTTATCACGTGTGCAGTCAGGCGGTGTGCAAGGAGGAGCACCATATGGCAGTTTTGTCCAATACGTGGATAACGGATTCTTCAATCCCGAAATAGCTCAATCCTATGATCCCGTGCCTGGACAGCCTACATGGCCTCGCCCTGCAGCAGATATGGGATCAAATGTGTTCAAAGGTGGAAAACGTAAGACTCACCGAAAGATACGAGGTAAGTCACAGCACGGCGGCTATCCTTTTGAGGATGCAATGGAAGCAGTATCCCATGCATTCGGTGCACGTCTCATTCCCTCCTCTGTTCCGCCATCTGCCCCTCAAGATGCAGCGACGTGGATGCGTTCAGGAACGTTAGGTGCATCTCCTGATCAGGTGCAACGTCGCCCAGACTATCAATTAGTTAATTAGATATACTATAGTAGTATGAATTCATCATCCTTTCATAAATTAAGTCTTAAAGATGAATGTTATATGAATCTTCCTGCATTGAGTTATTATACAGAGTATTATAAAAATGTATCCGATACGGAGTTGATTGATGTATTTGCATATATTTATGACATAACTAGCAATGCGTATATTATCAGACCCGTTTCTATTATTAGAGACATGTTAGACAATGCACCGACTCAACAAAAAATTATAATTAATAAAGAAGAGTGGGACGTATGGAAAATACCATGTAAGATTTATAATATTAATAACGATGATCATATAGAGGCAATTAAATTATTATCTGTAAATATTAAAAAATTTAACAATTTTCCATTAAAAGCCATGAAGCAAGCAATAGCAGCGAAAGAATTGAAGGAAAAACAACATATGAATGACTATAAGATTGAGGAACCTATGAAGGCACCTCATACGATATTTTTGCAAGCTGGTAAACAAATGTCTATGAAGAAAATAAAGAAAATGAAAAGAAATATAAAAACGCTAAAGCGAAAGTAATGTATTATTATACTAAATCACTTTAAATCATATATATGTTCTAAAGTGATTCTTACAGTAATTGTGAAACACATGATATAAGACTCTTTTATCCTAGTAGGTCAGATAGATGGCACTTACAGGCGATGAAGCGCGCGACCTGTCAAGGTCCATGATTGATAAATATTTTACTACAGTCCAGTATCCATATACGCGTCACCATATTGACTCCTATGATCAATTCTTACAGCAAGATCTCGTCAGTATTGTTCGGTCACAGAATCCAATCCTTATCTTAAAAGACCTCATTGGCGAGAATACGTATAAATATCGTGTAGAGATCTTTGTGGGGGGAGAAGATGGAACAGCGATAGAAATTGGTACTCCGACAGTCAGTCTTCAAAATACAGATGAAGTACGTGTCTTATTTCCGAATGAAGCCCGTCTACGAAATCTGACATATGCATCTACAGTATATGCTGATATTACAGTAAAAATTACTTATAAGCAATCGCTAAGTTCTGAAATCGATCTGTCTCCGCCTGTAGAAACATTTAAGAAATGGCCTCTCTTTAAAATCCCTATTATGCTTCACAGCAGATACTGTATTTTAAATAACAAACCCAAGGAATTTTTACGAGAAGCAGGTGAGTGTCCTTATGACAGTGGCGGGTATTTTGTGGTGGATGGTGCGGAAAAGGTGCTTGTAACGCGACAGGAGCAAGCATTTAATACACTCTATGTTACTCCGCAAAATGATCCTAAGGTATCGGTCTATGCGTCTATTGAATGTTTGAGTGCTCAATCGCGACAGGTGAAACGAATTACCTTTTTAATGACACGGTATGTGGAAAAAGAGGATATCACTGCACATAGTACCATAAAAGTATCCCTGCCTTTTGTGCGAATGCCCGTGCCTTTATTTGTCCTTTTTCGCGCGATCGGATTTCAATCAGATGAAGAGATTCTAAAGTTGATTTTTCCCGATTTTGAGAGCCCTGAAGCCAAATTGTTACTACCCATGTTGCAACCCAGTATCATTGATGCCTTTCCTTTCATGAATACCTATACTTCCGTTCAATACATCAAAACGTTGACGAAGGGATTTAGTGAATTCCATGTACTCGATATTGTCAAAAATCAGCTCTTTATTCATATGCCCAATGATGCGGCGTCACAAGGGGTCTTTTTGGGCGAATGCGTCCGAAAAATCTTACGAGTGGCTGCAGGATACGACGAGAAAACAGATCGTGATGATACGCGAAATCAGCGTTGTTTAACAAGTGGATTCTTGGTACAAGAGTTATTTAATAATTCGTATAAAGTATGGATTAAGGCATTTGTACTTGCGATTGGCAGAGAATACAATTATAATAAAATGGTGCTCTACAAGGATGAGAATTTCAAGAATATTTTTCAATCAGGTAACGGAGCTAAAATCTTTGAATCAGGTCTTCTCACCAATATGATCATGAAGGGGTTTAAAGGAAAGTGGGGCACGGGCTTAGGTGAGGAAAAAGCAGGTGTTCTTCAGTCATTGTCGCGTCTATCGTATGTGGATTTTATGTCGCATTGTCGGCGTGTCATCCTTGATTTTGACACGAACATGAAACTGACAGGTCCGCGTAAACTGCATACCTCTCAGTATGGATATTTCTGTACATCTGAAACACCAACAGGTGGCTCCATTGGTATTGCCAAGAATCTCAGTATTATGACTGCAATTTCTACGTCCTCGCAAACGACTGCCTTTTTTGCATGGCTAAGAACAACAGGTAATGTGCATGCAGCGGAGGATGTTACATTGGAGCAACGTATTGTGTTTGTACCTGTTTATGTGAACGGTGGTATGTTTGGATACACGGCGAAGCCTCAGCTTTTAACCATGGTTTTAAAATTATTAAAACGAAGCGGATGTCTTCCTTATTCCGTGAGTATTTCTTTCTCCATTCGTGATCGCAAGGTGTATATTTATATGGATGCGGGTCGACCGCTTCGGCCGCTGGTTTGGATCAAAGACTCTGAAGTACCTGTTGAAAAACTAAAGACGTACCCTACCTGGCGTCATCTGGTTCTAGGTCGGCTAGATGTACGAAAGTATGCCACGCTAGAGTCTACTGATTTTATGGACCCGTTGGAAGGGAAACCGCTGGAAGTATATCCTGCAGCGCTTGCGCCACATACAGGGGCAATTGAATACATTGATCCTTATGAACAAAATGAATGTTTTATCGCCAATAATCCCGCTTATATTACGCCTGAAACCACGCACATGGAAGTCCATCCTTCTACCATTATGAGTATGATGACATCACTCATTCCTTTTGCGCCGCACAATCAATCGCCGCGTAATCAGCTGTCGTGTTCTCAATCAAAACAGGGTATTTCCATTTATGCTACCAATTGGCGCAATCGGTTTGATAATATGGCACATGTTCTGTGTTATGGAGAAATGCCGCTTACACGGACCATGTATAATAATTATTTGGGGGAGGGAAAAATGGCGTATGGTATGAATTGCATTTTGGCAATTGCCTGCTGGTCGGGTTACAATCAGGAGGATGGTATCGTGATGAATTATGATGCCATTCAACGTGGGATGTTTCGGACAATTGCATATCGTTCCTACGAATCCTTTGAAGAGGACGATGTAAAGGCAAATAGTAAGGTTCGTTTTGGTAACCCAGCCTTCATTCCCAGTTGGAAGGATTTGAGACCTGGGCTGGATTATTCAAAGTTGGACGGACAGGGTATTATTAAAGAGGGTGAATACGTGGATGAGACGACCGTCATTGTAGGGGCCTACCGTTCCAGTACCATTGGAGACCAAATTACCGATGCTTCTACTACACCGCAAGTGTGGACGAGAGGGCGCGTGGAGAAGGTGGTGGTGATGGTGAGCAATACGGGCCTTCGCTTGGTAAAGATTCGTGTAGTACAGGACCGCATACCTGAACTCGGGGATAAATTCTGTTTATCCGCAGATCATGATGTGTTAACCGATAAAGGGTGGCAACCAATTGCAGAGATCACCACAGAGTCTGTTGTTGGACAGCTTGGAACGAATGGTATTGAATTTGTTCAACCATCTGAAACGGTTGTATTTGAACATACTGGTTCTATGTATCTTGTGAAGACTCTTGCTGGAACACAATATGTAACAGGGGAGCATCGTTTGTATGTGAATGATTTCTTTGGAAATACATCATTGCGAAAGGCAAAAGATATATATGACACACAGTCTGTAGGATATTCCCTCATTGATTTGGCTATGAAGATGCACCCAATTACATCCATTGAACGAACCATTAAGAATAATGTAGAGGATAAGGTCTATTGCCTAACTGTCCCCTCACATATCTTCCTTGTTCGTAGAAAAGGCGAAGAAACTGCATTTTGGACTGGAAACTCCAACAGACATGGCCAGAAGGGTACCATTGGAGCCCTGCTAAGAGGCCACGACATGCCTCGCACGATATCTGGCATTGTGCCAGACATGATTATGAATCCCCACGCGATTCCGTCGCGTATGACCATTGCGCAGAACTTGGAACAACTCCTGGGAAAAACCGCCGCGCTATCTGGATCGATTGGAGACGGAACCTCGTTTATGAACGACGGATCGCCACAGGATGCCATTGGGTATATTCTAGAAAAGATGGGCTATGAAAAATATGGCAATGAGGTCCTCTACAATGGTGCCACAGGAGAACAAATTAACGCCGCCATTTTTATTGGACCGGTCTATGGTATGCGCTTGAAACACATGGTAGAAGACAAGTGGCAGGCACGTGGCCAGGGCCGCAAAGAAATGCGGACGCATCAACCGACAGGTGGACGTGGTGCACAGGGTGGTTTGAAAATCGGTGAAATGGATCGCGATGCCATTATTGCACATGCAGGTATGTCTTTTGTCAAAGAATCATTTATGGAGCGTTCGGATGGCACAACCATTCCGCTATGCGTAGCATGCGGCACCATTCCCATTTATAATCCACGATTAAATATTGCTGTATGTTCTATGTGTGACGGCCCTGTCAAATATGTAGGTGACACGATTAATAACATGGAACTACTGCCGCCTGTGGGGCGACCAAAATCAAGGATTGTTCAGGTGGAAATGCCTTATTCTACGAAGTTATTAACGCAGGAACAAGAGACCTATTTGAATTTATCCATGCGATATATTACAACAAGTGGTATTACACGGCTAACGCCGTTACAGTTAACAGGCACTTCAAATGAAACGATTAAAGAACTTCCGAGAATCATTTTGCCTGAGGTATCCGTGCCGGCTTATATTGAGGATGTTCCTAAGGCTATGATGACAGTGGAACAATTGCGTTCGATGGGAGCATCGGTTCAGCAATTATCGGCTGAAGAACAAAAGGCACTGGATACCATTGTAGAGGAACCTATGATGGAAGAAATGCCGATGGAACAAATGCCGATGGATCAACAAATGCAAATGGTACAACCACAAATGCAGATGGGACAACCACAAATGCAAATGGGAGGACACTTTGGTCAAATGGGTCAAATGCAAATGAGTCAACAACCATTGCAAATGGGACAAATGGGACAAATGGGACAAATGGGACAAATGGGACAAAATGAAGTTATTTACCCACCTGTGCAGCCATTACAGCAAGGAGGAAATATAGTACGCGGCCCATCTACTCCATCATCTGGACCAGTAATTGCTGTAGATACAGATGAGATGGCGATGAGAGAAGATGGTCTAGGCCTTGATTTTATGGGAGGCATGTCACGTTCTGTGCGACGGAATCCCTTTCGTATGCAGATGGGTCAGATGAGAGGAGGACAGATGAATCAGATGGGAGGAGGACAGATGGGAGGAGGACAGATGGGAGGACAATCAGGTGCCCCGCCAGGTCAGCCAATTACTGTAGTAAAACTAGAATAAGTAGCACTTTGCGCTTTTTAAAAAAAAGCGCGCAAAAATCTAGAAGCGTTTTTAAAAAACTTTTTGCGCACTTTAAAAAACTTTTTGCGCACTTTTTCTTAAAAAGTGCAAATTTGACGATGTAAAATACATAAAGAGTGATTAGGAAAATGGCCGATAACTTTGTATTCATTGATAATATTTATCGAAGCCGCATGACACTATTGGACATCTTAGAGCATCGTGGTTATGTAGTGGATGCTTATCGTAAATTTTCTCCGGCTGAAGCTACTGCTGCAGTAGCAGTCGCAACCGCAAAAAACTTTCCAAGTCTCAACTTTAAAGTATTCAAAAAAGAGGATAAAACACATGTATGCGACGTTCGCTATACAACCCTTACTCGGCAAATGGCAGACGAATTCTTTGATGACATTGAGGATGCAAACTCAGAGTTAACCGAGGTGGTCGTCATGATGCCCATTCCAACGGTAGTGTTGCATCATACGGTTGCTCTAAAACAATACATGAAAATGAAGGAAGAGCCCAATGAAAAAGGGGAAAAGGTGCGACGAAAATTGCGAGTCTCCTTCTTTAGCATTGATACGCTCGTCGTGAACCCAATGAAACACGTTTTGGTGCCAAAACACGAAATTGTACCAGAAGATCAACATAAAACGCTCATGAGCTCAATGTACATTACGTCAAAATCAAAGTTCCCTGAGATTAAGTTTCATGGCGATCCGATTGCGCGGTGTATTGGAGCGGTACCAGGTGACATTGTAAAGATTACGCGTCCAAGTGCCTCTTCAGGAGAGGCGATTATGTATCGTGTTTGCGCGCCCTAAGGGAGACGCAAGCGTCCCCCTAACCCCCTCACTTGTTGTATCTCTGCACTTTTTAGAAAAAAGTGCGCAAAAAACAAGACATATCTTAAACATATCACAAAAAACAAGGCATATCTTAAAACGTACTACAAAAAGACATATCTTAAACGTACTGCAAAAAATATCTAAACATATACTTATTTTTAGATATTTTTAACGAACTTCTAAAAAGAAATGAGGCATACCGCACGTCATAAAAAAACCTCGCGTTTATCCCGCACCCAAAAGAAAAGTACTTCACATACTGCGCATACTTCGCAGAAACCATGGGGATTTCATCTTGTCATAGATGCGGTTAAGTGTGATCTAGCAGCAATCAAATCAAAATCCACCATTGCAGCCTTTGTGAAACATCTCGTCAAGGAGATTGATATGAAGGCATATGGGCCACCGCGTATTGTCCGGTTCGGTGATGGAAATAAAATGGGATATACATTGGTTCAACTCATTGAAACATCCAATATTACAGCGCATTTCTCAGAAGAAACAGGAAATGCGTATCTTGATGTTTTTTCATGCAAACCCTTTCAGCCAGATACAGCGTTAAACTGTATTAAGAAGTATTTCTCGCCATCTCATATGAAAACGCGGTTTTTTAAACGATGATTCTGTAGGGAGTATGTTACGAGTTCTTATTAAGCCTACTACGTTTAAAGTGACACCTATGCAAGATGGGCAAAATCCCTATATTGATATTAACTATCATCCCGATCATAAAAAAATACTGCATCAACATTCCGAGTTAGAGAAAGCGCTGTCTAATACTGTCACCTATACCATAAACAGTCCTCCGCATCCCTTGCCAGACATTGTCTTTATAGCAAATGGAGGGCTATGCCTACCTCGTTTACCAAAACCGATGATTGTTCTGCCTCAGATGAAATACAAACAGCGCCAAGAAGAGCTCTCTTATTTGAAGAAGATATATGCCGACATGCGGATAGAAACCGTTCAACTTCCAGGGAAGGAACCTTTTGAGGGCCAGGCTGAATTGAAGTGGTTTTGTAAGGGGACAAAGGCAGTTTGTGGATATGGACATCGTTCAACAAAGAAAACCTTTTCGGATCTAAATCGTCTTTTTGAACGCATTTATGGAGCCCATGGATTATCCGCGCCAGAATTACTTGTTATCCCTCTTGCTTCTGCAGATTATTATCATTTGGACGTAGCCATGTTAGAATACGATGATACCAAATGCATTGTTCATAAACGCGCATTTGACAAAACCGCGATGAACAAATTAAAACAGTTTTTAGGACCCGAGAATGTACATGTAATCGATACCGAAGATTCCTTTTGTCTTAATGCGGTTGTTGATGGCAATCGGCTTATTACACATCAAGTATCACACACTATCCAATTAGAACTTGAACGCATCACGAATAAAAAGGTTCATAAGGTGAATACGAGTGAATTTGAGAATTCAGGCGGATCTGTTCGGTGTATGACATTGGATATTTTTCCATAAACCCTGTAGAAGAGAACCAATGGTATGGAGAGAAAAACGCACTGAATTTGACCAACAGCTTAATGCATTAAATCAAACAGATGTTGAGAAAACTATTCTTAAACCACTAAATGAGGCACTCAGTAAATATATTACAAATACAAGTGATACGACGGCGTATGAGAATGTCAAGGCCTATTCGCAAAAGGCAGAAGATTTAAAAGTACAGTATGTACGTCTGAATGATGCTATTTTAAATTATATTAAAACGGAAAAGCAAGGTAATAATTTACCAGAACTACTAAGTGCAAATGGAGAATTACAGAAGAAAATACAGCGTTTATCCAAGATAAATGATGAAATGAAAGTGGATGTAGACAGTGCAGTTGCAAGGGACGAATTACTCCGGTCCAGAGAGACAGTAACGAGCTCTCATACACTTTTTCTTCTGGATCGTCCTATTCGTCAAGGAATGATTCCCTATCTATGGGTTCTCTCTATTCTATTTATTGGCGTTGGTCTACTTATTATTAAGATGATTGCTCCTCCTATTTCAGTCGGTGTTAATGCATATGGACAACCTATTTCGTTTATTGCGATGATTACTGGATTATTTTCAAATAGAACTACACTACTTGCATTATTGGTTTCTGCTTTTATTGTCATTCTGTTTTTATCATTGAAAATAGGAGGTGTATTTGGTATGGATAATAAATAATAACTGAAACAGTAAATAGAATGACGTTTACATGTCCCAAACAAACAAGTATAACAGACAGTGAGCTACAACAAACCTTTCCTGGGTTATTACCTGCTACACCAAATGGTGACTCCGATCGTGACAGTACAGGATTATTGACGCCAAATGCAGTCCAGGCAATTATAGCATCGCTTAAGGGTTCAGGTGTTATTCCTACAACAAATAAGGATGCAAAACCCCAAGGGAACTCTAAACAGACTGCACTTCTAAATATGATCAAGTCTGAATATTGTTTTTATGATTCAAGATACAAGTATGCATTAGAAAAGATATTTAGTGAAGTTCAGAATGGATATCTAACTAACACACCTGCTACCTCGGCAAATACCTCATCCAGTACGAAAAAGTATATTGCGCTTGCACAAGCACTTAATAGGCGGCTAAATGATCTGATTCAAATTGTAAATGCAATTACAGAGGATATGATGACCACCTCTACTTCTATAGATACAGAAATGTCAAACATGAGCCAGACCATGCAGGATCAGAAAAAGAAACTGGAACAACAAAACAAGACCATTTCTTCTAATGAGACTACGATGAAGATCAGAAAAGAAATGGTAAAATATTCGGAAGAAAAGGCACGGCATACCGATAATTTATTAAAATTATACAGTTTCTTGAATGTGGTAGCATTGGGTCTACTCGTGTATATCTATAAGGCTGCCAATTAATGTGGGGGAGCTATTATTATTATTATAATGAAGTATAATTATCCTATTAAGACATGAAGTGCGCATGCGCTTTATTTCTTAATAATAAATAAGGAGAATGAGCTCAGTTGATACTAAAATTAAACAACAAGATATGGAACTGGCATCTGCTATTTCTACATTAAAGAAAGACCCTAAACAATTGCAAAATTTTTTACAGCAACAGCAGGATAAAGTCTATAAATCAATTACACAACAAAAGGATTCCACATTTGACAAAGTCTACGGGGATTTGCAGCGTGTATCAAAAACGCACGAAACAGGCGTATTAGCAAATACACGGAATAATGATTTGGCACATTTGCAGGAACAACTCTATCAGGCTCAAAAGAGTAAAGCCGATGCCATTCTTCATGATAAGGATCTTGCGAGTAGAAAACATGAAATGAATGAGTGGACAGTACACAATAAAAATGATACACTGTTTGTGTTCTCGGCACTGTTTATTATGCTGTCAGGCTTGCTCCTCTTTGTTGTCTTATGGCGCTTAGGTGTGGTTAGCTCCTCCGTTTGTGCCGCATTATGTGCACCACTGATCATTGTATTTGTATTTATTGTGGTTCGTCGTTCGCAATATACAGATGTATTACGGAATAAACGCTATTGGAACAAACAATCATTTGAAGGGAAATATGGAACGATTCCTTTGCCGAATATCTGCCCAGGAGGACTGGATGCACTAGATCGTGGCATATCATCGGTAGGAAAAGGTATTTCAAATGCAGCAACATCCGCTACGAATTATACTGCTACTTCTATTGCGCAGGGAGCTAATTCGGTTGCACAAAGTGCACAGGGTATAGCGCAGCAAGCACAGCAACAATCACAGCAACAAGCACGGCAACAAGCACCGCAACAAGCACCGCAAGTAAAAGGACCACAGTAAATAATATTCCATTTTCTTATAGTATAGTAGTATACAAGAGTCCAATGGCTGCTCTTCTTAAACAATTAATGGGTGTATCCCATGAACCTTTTGCTACACATGATAATCTCGCCACAACTACCTTAAACATAACGCAGGATCTGGAGTCCTTACGGTCAACCATTCATAATTCCTTGACAGTAGGAGATAAGATATTTGGCCAAATGGGTCATGCAGACCTTACACAAGATGTCAATGAACGTAACAAAGATTTACAGTCAAAAAAAGACACACTAATGAATGACATTGATAAGAAAGAGGCTATTATTAATCGGTCCAATCGTGATTTTTCCGATGTGAGTGATACAATACCTGAAACACAGCCCAAAAAAAAACTAAACTTTATTGAAGATTATACGATGGCAATTTTATCAATGGCGTATGTGTTTATGTTGGTGACGGCTGTTTATTTTTATGTTTCTACCACGACGGATACGATTGCCACAGCATTACTACAATCCATTCTGGGTTCTGCATTTGTAACCTTGTTTGCATTTATGTTATTGTATTATTTGACGTAGACGCCTTTGGATTATTCTGTAGTTACCATTCCTGTTGTATCGTATTCTTCCACCATGGCATCGCTTTTAAAGGCATGAAATTGCTTGAAGGTTTTCTTGTCAGAGGGTTCACCACACTTGTCCGATAGTTGACGATACAGTTCATTCTGTGTTAGACAACGACCTGTATTTGTTTCTTTTTGCCACAATTTATACGCCCGAAAGATGTCTTTGATATCTGCATCATATCCTCCACTCTTAATGATACGAACACGTTCGTTCATAAACTTTCCAACCGCATCAAAGGTCTCCTGATATTTATTCGATTCCTGCTTGACAATAGCAGGAATCGAACCAAGGCCTTTTGGCAAGTACTCTGTTTTGTAAATATGAACCAGGCGCGACATGAAGAGGATCCGCCACGCGGTCAAATTCGCATCCAGTTTTGGATCACGCGGATAAATGTGCTCCTCGGGTTTAGCTTCTTCCACGCCTGTGTCTACAAACTTGGATTCAAAGGGAACTGCCTGAACACGCCGCCACGTCCCACGATCCATGGTATTGATGGCGGGGAACGCATTGCACAACATAAAGATTTTTCCCGTAATTTTGAACTTGGTCTGCTCTTCAAAGAGACCACGCGCTTCCACATCATCCTCGCCCGTGAATTGTTTCATCCGCGACGTATTGAGCGGCTCACGGTCATCTGGTTCGGCCATGTAGATAAACCGCTTGTTGCGAATCGCCATGATATCTGGATTCGCCGCACCAGATTCAGGCCGCTTTCGCGTCATCGCAGTTGATTGCAAGGAGGATGCATAATCGCCGAGCACCATGGACATCAAGTCTACCAGTTTGGATTTACCGTTACCTCCCACACCGATCCACGTCTCGTACGTCTGCTCTTTATTCGCTCCTTCGATACAAGACGCCAGTTTCTTCCACATGTACGCCCGCAGTTCTTGTTTGGGAAACAGTTTGGCCATAAAGTCATCGATGGCGGCATGAATGGGAGCCTGTTCCTTATCTGTGGGGTCATAGGGAACATAATCAATTGCTTCACATCCCTTGGTAGCATACCGTCCTGCCATAAAGGTAATGAAATCGGTGGGTTCGGCGTTGCGAAAGTTGACCGTGTAGGAGCCATCCTCTTTTAGAGCGTGCAGGTCAATTACGCCGTTGTTAAATCCAATCAAGTATTGATTCGCGTTCAGCTTTTGTGCAAAGTCCTCTTCGTAAAAGAGACCGATACAATCTTTCATCACGGCGTCTTTGAACCCCGATTGATAGAGAGATTTCTCAATTTCTACCAATTTTTTCACCCGTGTCTCCTCCCAATTATTTGCCCTTTGGTCTCCATCTGCTATGCGATTCCTGATGCGTGTTCGTGTATCGGAAATAACTTGTGCCACTTCGGTTGTCATTTTATTACGAAGTTCAATGCCCTGTGGTAATTTCTTCCAGCAGGTTCCAGTAAATTGATACCATTCCACTTTCTTGGCATCCACGGAGGCACAATAATTGTTTTTGTACATTCGTTTCATCAGACGAGCAATATGTGTATGCGTGGCATCCACCTCTCGTTCTACGAAATCAATGAAGTTGCCATTCATAATTTGTTTGTATTTTTTCGGATTGTCCTCTTTGGCCCACTTATGAAGGGAACGTTCCGTGTATTGTTTGGTCTGTGAGGATCGTCCCCATGTTTTCCATTGACGAAACAGCTCACCCTGATTGTTCTCGGCAGCCTTCCCAGATTTGTTACTAAATTCCATCCAGGTTTGAAACATTTCTTCAGAGGGGTCAATGTGATGCAGACACATGCCGACTGCCAACCAGGTGGCATATCCTGATGCACGATCCGCAGAAAGGCATTCAATCGCGAGTTGTTTGGCTAAGGCAATCGTATCCAACTCCATTTGCTCATACACGTTGGAACTCGTGATGTGAATGGTGGGAAGTTCAATGGACTGTTTTTCTTCTACTGCCACCATATTGCTCTTTCGTCCCGTGCAGTAATCCAAACGATCTTTCCATTCTTCTTGCGTCACTTTGCGAAAAGGGGGAGGCTCGTTCCGAAGATTGTAGCGAATGGACAAGAGTTCAATTAATTGACGTGATTCATAGACATGGATGTCTTCTTCATGAAAGGAGTTTGTTTCGTAATCATACACATACACCGATGCAAGTTGATAGGCGGGAATATCCGGTTTGGACTCGCCATAGAAGAACCAGCCGTTCTTTTTCACAATAGCCTCATCAAAGATGTCTTTTTCCGAATTGATATAGCCTGTATTGGAGAAACTGCGCCCCAATTCAGACCGTTCCAAGGAGCGATGACGTAAGACCTGTTGATGTTCCGAGTTTAAGATCAGATCAGGGCATTGAATATGCACGCCGTCTTTGATGGATCGCGACGTAGTCGCCTTTTTGTCCTCATAAGGCGCAGGACGCAAGGTAATAAAGAATCGCAGTGGTTTGCAATCTTCTAAATCATAGAAATGCGAAATGTTTTCTACATAGTCGCGAATAAAGCTATGCACGTGTTGAAGTTCAAATTGTCGCTGAATGGCACGTTCTGCTGGGTATTTGAAGTCTAAATCAATTAAGATAGGAGCGGCCCAATCACATCGTCGTTGTTCGACAAGGTTCAAGGGACGACGCAGTTGAGTAAAGAGATATTCGTGAAGAAGGTCAAGGAAATGCGGGTACTCTTCGTCTTTCACCATGTATCGACCGCGTAGTTGACCCATGCCCGTAAAGGAGCATGCATCGCCTTTTTCGGTGGCACGATGAGAGTTGAGAAAGAGACCGAGAGGTGTTTCAATAAAGTTATCAATTACAGGTGGCGGCATGGAGGTACGATTTGCCATCCCTCTTTTTAGACTTCAAATTTTATGTTTTTAAAACATTTGATTATAAAAGCATAAAAATTGCGCTGTATGCATCGGATTTGCATACACTAAGAGAGGTATACGCCTATATAAATAGTAGGCATGATAACAATTGTATCGGAGGCCTATCAAATACCCATTATTCTTTATATTGCTCTAAGAAAGTACTTGTAATTAGTGGGAAAAATAAATTTGAAGTAGGTATTAATCTATAGTACGAGTACCATGACTACTTTATTGCGAATTCGCTATACAGGAATCGAAGCATTGCCGAGTAGCATTCATACTCGTGAGGAATTTCTATACATTATGCACAATCGTATTACAACCCATCCTCTTGTTCTGCAATTAATAAAAGAAGGGATGTTATTCTTTAAAGGGTATCGTTTACCGAAGGGATTTAAGCAATTTACCTTAGAAGATTGGATGGATTTTGCAGGGGCATCGCATATTATCTGTTAGATTTACATAAGGATTATAGCATAAAGAATCTTAAGAAGATATACTACTAAAAATTGATTTAAAAACGACCAGATAACATAGGTAGCCTCCAGAATAAGATGAAAGAATCTGACTTTTGCCCCACCTGCCGATATTATTTGTATTTAGATCAAACGGAAAAAACGCTCCGACGAGTATGTCGTAACTGTGGATTCCAAGAAGAAGACAATAAAGGCGGTCTTGTTCTTGAATTGGATTTGAAGGAGAAAACGTCCGAAGGATACAAAATCTTGATGAATGAATTTACCAAACAGGACCCTACGTTACCCCATGTAAACACCATCAAATGCCCGAATGTGGGATGTGCAACAAATACGTCATCCAAAGAAAAAGATGTGATTTATTTAAAATATGATGCAATCAACATGAAATTTCTCTATATTTGCAACGTATGCGATGCACAGTGGCGGTCTAAGGCCTAAAGTGGGGACGCTGGCGTATGCTCCGCTAACACACCCCTCACCCCTCACTCCTCACCCTCACTCCTCACATGATGTAGTCTCTTTGACAGTTATTTTTTTGGAGGGTGTGAGGCAGAATATCCCATGTGGAGGTGGAGGGTAACATCAGAATATCCCATGTGGAGGTGGAGGATAACAGCAGAATATCCCATGTGGAGGTGGAGGATAACAGCAGAATATCCCATGTGGGGGTGTGGGGGGCCAAAGGCCCTCCACTTAGCGGCTGGCCCACACCTTCACAATAGGATACTTGCGATGATCCTGCGTTACATACTCGTTGAACGTTGTTCCCCATTTGATATAGGCATGAATATCGCCAAAAATAGTGTTTTTAATGGCAGGTTCATTGCAATAGGCCACCAAGCCGAGAACACGTTCCAACCCAGAACGAAGGTTGCGATGCCACTTCTGTTTCAACATGGCTTCAAAGAAGTTATGACGTATATCTATCTTATTTAAAAAATTCCATTGAATGACAGACATCACCCCATAACACCCCGTCCATTTGTCTTTTTTGTCAAAAAGTGATAAAAGCTCGGCAGAATCGGTTAATGATCCGCACAAATCCCTAATATGATGTATCACATCCACATCGTACATTTTGGTAAAGGTCCACAGAAACCGAATGGGATCATTCTCATGTATAAAGTCAATCTTGGCCTGAATAAATACATTATCATGAATGATAACTGCGGTTTCAAAGGGTTTCAACTTATGAAAATAGTAATAGGGTAGAAGTTCACCTGCGCCTTTATTGGCCGTATCATAGATAACGGTGCAGTTGGTAAGAACGATGTTTTCTGTAAGAAACTCTTTATTGCTGGAATCATCGATAATGAGAATAGGGCAATCGTAAAACTTCCGAATACAGGTATAACATTCTTTCCAGTAAAAATTGGATAACTTGTTATTCACGTGGCGACTGATGACAAATCCGAAAGACATTGCTTCTAGGCCTTCTATACCCAATAAACCTTAAACCCGTTTTTGCTCATAGGTTTGAATCACGTCAATAATAATACGCTTCGCTTCCATGAGTTCCGTACGTGTTGGAATGATAAAATCCTCTGAACCATCTGGGCCAGGGTCCCATTTATGGCAGAACTGTTCCAAGATTTCTTTCTCGATTAAGGAAACGTCCTCCACATGACACTGTAAAATCAAGTAGATTTCGGAGCCTTTGGTGTACTTATGTAGACGTGTAATCCGTGTGTCAGGGCATTGAGAGGTGCGCCCCACTTTAAACACCATGCGATTCAGTGATTTGAACTCTCGGGTACGAACCAAGTAAATATAGCCGTGTTTTTCGTCCGTAGTATAGGTCATGCCTTTCATGATACGCCGCTTTTGTCCTTGTTGAACAGCAATAGATACTTGTTTTAATTCGCTGTTGTCTTGTACAATTACTTGATTGACTTCGTTGATATCACTGTCTTCGCTGGATTCCGACATACAGACCTTCTATATCTTTTATAGGTTACTGTATTTTAGGACCGATATCATTCACAGCTACTAATAGATATACAGTATACCCTATGTATCAGGTACAGATGCATGAGCTACTTAGAAAGGAAGGTTCGTGGGGTGAATTTACTGTTATAAAAAGATTTGAAGTTATGAATAAAAAATCAAGTCCAGTAACGAATGCATCAAATGTAGAGAGTCTTATTACAAATATGAGTAGTTTGGGAATAAGTAAACGTTACAATACTTCAGCAGTCCCATGTGGATTCATTGTTCAGCATGTTACTAAGAAAACCGTTGTTCATGCCTTGTGTGCAGATAACTCTATCAAACAAATTGAAGACATAGATGACTTTACCTCGAATAAAGTGAAATACATGAATGATACCTATTATGAATTATTCCCTGTCCTTGATGGAAAAGGCACAGAGGATGATTCGTTTACCAATGGAGCTGTGTTGCGATATGAAAAAGACGCACGAACATGGTATGCCGATAACAATCCACCGACTAAAGGCACAAGTGTGCAAGAAGGGACTTTTTATTTTATTCCAGAGGATAAACGTGTGGTTGAACATGTGATAGATATCATAAAAAAGAGTACACGAAAACGTTCTCCCATCATCGTACCAATTCTGGGACTGGAATGGGATCTTAACCCACAATTGCCCGCCAATGGGCTGCCTTATAGCAACCAGAAGAGGATAGGTGCTATCCTGGAATCGATGCGGAAAAGCAATAGTATTCAGCATACAGTTGCTATAAAGTGGGATGGAATTGGACCTTTGAATAAAAATATAAAGAACAAAAATAATACATCTGTCTGTGAACCAATTAAAGAATCCAATAATGAGAGCAATAAGCGTACCGCCCCAACACAGCTTAAAATTAAAGAAATAGATTTATGAAGTGATAATGAAGACCGTCTATTTTCTTGTCCAAGGCCAATTTGGCAACAACTTATTTCAGTATTTCGCAGCGGAGATCATAAAAAAAATCTATGGTTATGATGAAGTGAAACCCACGTTTTATATCAACCTCGAATTTAATACGGTGATTGAAGATCCCGCCTTTAAAACGATCTGCGCACGATATATGTCAGGTAACATTGTACAGATTGATACCAGTAAGGATATTCTTCTCATGGGCTTCTTTCAACGCTCGGAGATATTTGAGTGGGAACGCGAGTTTGTACGAGGCCTCTTTCATAAGGATAACATGAATAATATCAGCAACCGTATTAAAATTGGGAATATTGTAACCTATCAAACCAAGCATACTGTACAACCGACTGCGAAGGATCTGACACTGCATTTACGCTGTGGAGACTTCTGGGATCATGAAAAGAAACAGTCGCAGATCTTTGATCCGAATTATATCAAGGAAATTGTAAAGTCCATTCCTTATGATAAACTGTATATTGTGGCGAATAAATCAGAGCATGTGTGGGAGAAAGAGTACTATGATCATTTTGAAGAGTTGAATCCAATATGGATTAATGGAAATCTGGGAGATGATTTTGATTTCTTAATGAAATCCAATCAGATCATTACTTCTGCATCTACCATGTCCTATCTCGCAGCATATTTAGGAAATGCATCCACTGTGCATATTCCTTACAATTACTTCTATGGAGGAGCTCAAGGAGATGGACAGCATTTGGCCGAGTTTAATGATAAATGCATCGTGCATTATCGCGATGAGTATTGGATTCCCTCATGTTAATTATAACTCTAATCTAATTCATATCCGATAAACAAATACTATCTTTAAAAAGTATAAAGTACATTACATTCGGCGAGAACGTTTACTTTTATGACGTAAATATTTGCTATTACGACGCGCATGCTTTTTTGAATGGCAACGACGTGTTTTACGCATTGTTCTCTTGCGACGTTTGCCACCCTGAACACCTGTGGTAATTGCATGAAAAATAAAATCAAGATGTTCATTAAGAATACCGCCCCACTTATCTTTTGTCAAATGTTTATAGTAATAATACTCTGCATTTTGTAGTCTCCATTTATCAAATACTTTACCAAGTTGTTGGGATCCAGGTGTCGCAGATTGAATTACTGTATAGTGTTCTGTCGGATCATCATCAAAATAATACATTCGTCTCATCGTTTCTGCCAATGGCAAAATAACTGTAGGTTTTGTTATGTTTCCTCCAGTAATTCCATTAAAAAGGGCTTGTGGGTTGATACCTAATATAGATAAAAAATTTTCTATCTCCTCTTTTATACCACGAGATGAAATGTAAACAGCCGCTCCTCCCATACGCAATGTTTGAATCATCTCAAATAAACGCTTAAATCTCACTTCTCCTCCAAAAAATGCATCAATTAATATCTTTCTTTCATTATCATTAATCACACCTAATCTAATTGCAGTTTGGATTTGCGGTCCTGCTCTTAGCAATGTTTGTACCTCAGGTACAGATGGATACAATCCACTAAAATACTCGGTACTATGCATATAATGATAGAAGTGAGATGTAGTTAAGGTGCAATCAAAATCAAATACAACTGCAATTCCATTGTAGTTAGGAGCAGCTGCAGGAGCTGCTGCGGCATTCATTGGAGCTGCAATCGCCATTGGAGCTGCAACAGGAGGAAAAAGTAGTTTCCCATCGGATCCAATTAATTTTCTTGTGTCAAGCCCTTCTGCTGCAATCCTATCATGCAACCAATCTAACAAACATGGAAACACTTGTACAGTATCTCGTGAATTTTTAATCTGTCGTGAAGGTATAGGTATAGGTTGTCTAAGAGCTGGAAGCAGATGACCTGAAGATATTCCAGGACTATAATATCCATAACCAGAAATATGTATGCATATAAAATGTGCAATTTCATTATTTTTCAAAAAACTAAGTACTTTTGCTTTACATAAATCAGTATCAATCACACTAGATTTACGAAATAACCAGGATCCATTTCCAGCCTCTCTTAATGCAGCTTCTGCCATTTGTCTAAGCATGGAAGGATTAGATGCTTCAAATTGTCTGATAACCGAAGTATCATCTAAAAATAAAAAAGATCGTAAAAATAAGATTTCTTCTGGTGTAGCTGTATGTGATAAATATTTCATAAAACATGCATTTAAATCTGCAGGTGTAGGTGTATAATTACCAAATCGGTCTTTTGATTCTTTGTATAACTGTATTCTTGAAGTAAATGCCGGATTTAGTGGTAGATTATTTAAAGGATAGGTTGCACGAGGATTTGTTATAAATGTAGCATAGGCGCCTTCTGTATCCCAATAGTCTAGTTTTTTGGGGACATCGTTATTTAAAACCAAGTAGGAAATAAAATTACGAGCTACTGGATTAATGTTCTCTAGTGTGACTGGGTCTGTTACCTGTCCATAGGAATCTGTTTGTTCAGCCATGTGAACATGATGCAGTCTTGCATAATGACTCGCCATTATACTAAAACTACATAAATTAAAGTTACACAACTCGTGAACGTAGTTTAATGATAACGTACACGTTCACTTCATAAAAATTGAAAATAAATCAAAGCCGGAATAATACTTACAATGGAACAACTCACCTTAAAACTAACCCTCTCTGCCCTACCCTACCAAGTCATGGTAACAGGTGAAAAAACAGAGGAGTTTCGTCGGCAAAGTGAATGGATAAAAAGCCGACTCTTTCGAAATGGAAAACTACGTCCATTTACACATGTTGAATTTGTAAATGGATATGGGAAAAATAAACCACGATTTACCGCCGAATGTAAAGGGGTAAGAGAAGTAAATGAGGAAAGTCCAGAATGGAACAACACCATCACGTACTCCAATGGACTCTGTGTGCATATTAACGAACCGATGTATATTATTGAGCTTGGATTAGTTAAGACGGATAATACCCTTTGAAAGAGTAGAAGAACTTGGTGCAGAGCTGGATAATGCTCTTATTGATCCATCTATCTGTATGGACGATGTAATGGACACATTGCGCCGAGGAGTAGACGGTGTTTTTTCTGGTATACGCTGCAAATCTTTTATAATCCGAATAGGAGTCGTATGAAATTCGGTAATTTCTTCATTGCCTGCAATAAAATACAGCCATTTCTTTGAATTCTCTCTGTCTTTGCGCATAAATCGGCATAAATTCCCGATAGGCCCCTTGATAGGAATATCTATCCACGATTCAAATAAGGAACGCAAGGTAATAGGCAATTTATCATAATAATCAATATAAACAAGCCCTACAAACAAAAATAAATCGCGCCCATCTTTTGGACAGGGATCGGTTTTGGAGTATACAGCGCTAAGTGACAGTGCTGGCTTTAGCGTAGCCGTGGACCCCAGACATGAAAACCCAAAATCAATAAGTGTTAATGCAACGGACGATGATATTTCAAGAATCTCATCTTCCACGGTAAGAATTTTATTTACAGGTTTGTCATGTTCCACAATTAAGAAATTACTCGGTTTTACATCACGATGATTCATTCCAACCACATTGTTTAAATGCCATATCATGGCACACAGTTGAAACATACAATCAATCAAGACTTTAGAAAAAGAGGTAGTCGGTGCACTATCCAGATAACGATCCAGTGTAGTTGCATTTGCAATAGGTTCCATGGCAAAACAGACAGATTGGTCACGCAAGGAAAAGATTTTAACCAGTGGAGGAGCACCTGTCGGAAATCCAATTCGTGCAAGGCTTTCTCCTACCAACTTCTGGATACAGGCTTCATGAATTAGACTTTTTCCTACAACAATGGGGCGTTTTACATATACTTCGGCTACAGATGATTCGGTTTCATAGGATGCCAGGTCAATAAATCCAAATGTACCATGTGACATATTCTTAAGACAGGACAGTTTCATGGTTGGTAAATCAATATAAGCATGTTGGTTGAAAATAGATTGATAACATGGTATAGAGACACGGTGAACCCACGACGGATTTTTGAGGCATCCTTCTGCTCTGATTCCCACCGAATCAAGAGAGATCCATGCCTCACAACGACGATCGCCACGGCACATCGTCACACTACAAGCGCTTTTTAAAAAAAAGCGCGCAAAAAGCTATATATACACGCACACACAATTAGGTGTATTTTCTAAGATTATTAGATTTGTGTGCGCTTTTTAAAAGAACCTTTTGATTTGCCCCAAAGGGGCAAATCACTCGGCCGTGTGGGTGCCGACACCCACAAAGCGCGCAAAAAGCTATATACAATTAGGTGTATTTTCTAAGATTATTAGATTTGTACGCAGTTTAACCATCCTTTACTCCGCAAAAAGCGTCATATTTGATTTATTCTTCAATGTCTTAATACAGCACGTTTCTACAAGTAATCCGCCATTGGCATAGACACCATAATTCATGCTCTCGTCATGATGTTCCAGAGCAAAATGCCAAATGGTATAGGTACCCTCCGCATTCCACGGTTCAGCACGTTCATCTACACAGGCCATCAATCTGTATTTTTTATCCGTGACAAACAATTTGCCAAGATGTTTAATGGTATCTTCTTTTTGTTTCTCGGTTATAGGAAATTCAAGAATAGAATGACATCCTGTAATATACAAATCATCTTTGAGTGAAGGATACTTAGAAGTGGAGCATTTGTAAAGACGATTTTCCGTTCGTTCATCGTTTCCAGGATTTAATAATGTCCCCTTTCCAAGTAAGACCACTGGCTTGTATCCATCCAAACTGGTTTTAACAAGTGTTCCGTTCTTGAGTTGTTCAACAGGAAGATAGTGTTCCACGCCGTCTACTTGGCAGAGGATGGTAGTTCCTTCTAAGAAACAGGGGGCCGACGGATATAAATAGTATGAACCATCTGGATTTAATGTACTTCCGTTTGAATATACGACACTCTTCGAAGACGTTCCAGTACTATTGGAAGCAAGTCTCCAACTGGTGTATCCGCCTCCAGGACCAAACGGTCCACCACTTCCAACTACAAATCCTCCCCCATATCCTAAGGGATTTGAAAAGGAAAGAGCATCGGCCTCGTTAGAAAAATAAACCAAAGGAGACCCAACAGACTGTGCAAATTCATTCATCGGGCCGAGCAACAGACGAGGAACATGTTCTGTGCATTGTGTTTCGTGCGGTAGTCCTTCATTAAATACAAATCCAGTATTGGCTTGAATAGCATAAGATTGCGCGTTTACGATGAGTTCACCAGGCGAGTCGTTCAGATACAGTAAATAGGTGTTTTCAAAGGTGGATGAACTAACATCTACATGAGGTGCAGTATCCCCCTTAATCCATCGCATAGGGATGGATGAATCCGTAGAAAGCTGTAATCCAAAACGAGACTGCAATGCAGCACGAATGGAATCGGTTATAGGTACTGAAAAATAGACCATCCCTGACGAACGGGCATCCAAAGAAGCCTTGGCTGAAAGCACTTCGGGTAGATGATTCAAATAGTCCACTTCTTCATTGGAAAGCACATTCGTGAAGATAGATGCCATTATATTATAAGCAGATATAAAATATCAAATGATGGTACATGCACAAGAACTAACTACAGACGCGTAAAAGAGGCACAGTAACTAACTACAAAAAGCGTAAAGAAAGCAAAGGATTTTTTGCGCACTTTTTTCTAAAAAGTGCTAAGTGCAATCTGCCCTAGCATTTCCACCAATTTCTGAAGAGCAGGGGAATGAGGATAGGACGAAGCATCCGAAAGTAAATACGCAGTCAATTCGCGCGGATGTTCATACGCACTGGATGGTAGATCTGGCCAAAAAGACAGTAATTCATTCGGCACACTTTTCACATGATACGTATTCAGCGCATCGTAAAACCAAATGTCTACCTCACTAACATTTGGCTTCGAAATATCCCTAAAGATCGGAACAGGAACCCATTTGTTTTTATATATCCATAGTGGTGCATCAATGGTATCAGGATTGTATCGTCTGCTGTTTTCCAAGGATGCAGGGAGTGTGTTATTCCATTCGGTCCACTCTAGACTATAAAAAATACTGTCCCATTCTTTCTTATAGATTCGCTGATGAACATGCCATAATTCATGAATAAGGGTTTTTTGATCCGTTAGTATTCTGGCATGTGCGTAGCAAATGATTGCTTTCGTCCCTTCTAGCGGTCGTGTATGAGGCATACCACCATCTGCAGTCGGCATCAATTGAACCAAGTAGACTGTCTGTAAATCAGTGGTCAGTCGTCTTGGCAGGGCGATAGTTGAAACCGTTTGAAGCATTTCACGATCCTCCTGAGATACCGTATTGGCAGAATAGGCTAATCGCGCCATGGAATTGCGTTTATCATCGTAGCACTCTTCTAAATAAAAATCAAGCTTCTCCGCTTCATTTAATAACTGTTGTGCATGTTGTTTTGAATCGACAGTAATAAGTCGTAATGATCTTTCAGCGGAAAACCCAAGTCCCATACTATAAAGACGGGGTATTATGTTTATACCTGCGTCTCTTCTTTTTCTTTTGCTTCCTTTTCCTTTTCCCGTGTGGCCTTTGCTTTTGCAGCGCGTTCGTTCTTTCTAATTTTATCTACCACCATCGTATCTAATAAGAAGCTACTCATGGTTGTTTGAACAGATGGAGCACTTACTTTACCTTTTACAGATGCTTTAACGGTATTTGCGGTTGCAAATGCTGCGCATGCTGCGCTATCCGCTTTCTTTGTTCGACTCGATGTAATAACCACATTTCCTCCAAACATACACGACATGGCATTACGTTTACTGGCCAGTTCAAAGGTTTTGAGGCAATCGCCAAATAAGAGTTCTGCCGCTTTCCCTTCACGAAAGGCCAAATACTTATCCAGATCTTCCATAATTGTCGGGCAACCTTTCATCATGCTCGGTGTGCATCCAGGAATCATCTCCAGAAGTAGACCAAAGGCCTGTGAAATCGGATTCTGAAGCTGATGTTCAATGTAATGCCGATAATCAGGAATTAGCCCGTGATCCTTAATGAATTGCGGCGTTTCAATGCGATCGCCCTGTAGGGCCGAGGCTTGCTGACCTGACTTGGGGGAAATATAGACATACCCAATACGATCGCCTGCCGCAGGGGCATTACCAGGATCCCGTGAAGTGATTCGATCAGCCAGAACCTTGTGTGCAATTTGGCCAGGATTGGCATAATCGGCCCTTAATGATTTGGTTACTGCGAGTTGTCCTAGACTCACTTTCCCTTGAACGAGCTCCATGCATTTCTCTTTGACAAAGGCAAATGCACCGACTACATCACGTTTGTCCAGAAGCATTTTCATGGCACCGCCAAAGATTGTCTTGACAATAGGAGCATTATCGCGCCGTTTTAGAGCAATTCCCATGTATTTATGAACGTACTCGTCAGCATTCTCTTCGTACATGTTGCCTGCATAGCGCTTCTTGGAGAAGAGAAGAAGCGGATCATAGGCTTTATCAAACTCAAAATCATGCGGTGCGGCGAGTGCTTTTGTAATGAAATGACCCGCTTCATTGGTGAGATCAATCGTTTTCTGGCGCGCTTCTCGGCCCTCTAACCGTTCGCCGGTTTCAGGATTTCGCGGGTTGAACTCGATGAAGATACTGTCCGTGTTGTGAACAATTAATCCTTCAGGGCCAGCTTGAAAATGATGATTATCTGTTGTTAAGTCATACACAGTCTTATATTTGTTTCTCAGTAGCTCTCCAGATTTATCTAATTCCGTAATATTCGTTACCTTATCTCCATCAGAATACTTGGTGGATAACAACTTGCATCCAATGTATAGAGATTTTGGACTAACTGTTTCACCCGATGAAAGAAGAAGCGAATGATCATCCGTTACAGTAATATATCCACCACCTTGTAGATAAATCCTCATGAGTTTTTTATGAGATGGCAACTCATGCCGAATAATGCGATGAATTTTGGTCCAACCCGTTTCTGTCCAGCTTTCACAGTGATCTAGTTCATAAAAGTCTTTGTCGCGTTCAGTAATCCATTCTTTCCCTGGCTCTAATTCCCACAAATGATCCATAGGAATATTAATTTCCACTCCATTACAACGAATCAATAGTGGTGTATCGCCCGTAACAGAATCACCATACACTACTTTGGCCATTGCCCGTGCGGTATATGCAGGATTTTTTGCTTCAGGTCCATAAAACTTTTCAATCGCGGCCTTCGCAAACATGATTTGTTTTCGTCCATAGGAGGTAACCGATGCAGCCAGTGCTTGCAAGCGAATTTTAAAGGTACTTGACCCTAGCTGACCATACAAGGAATTGCCCGTTAGCTTGTAGGCCAGTTGTTCTGCATCCAGTAGCGCATAACGTTCAGGATCTTTTTCGGCCTTCATTTCTTTTTTCTTCATACTACGCGCAGTAAGGAGCCACGTCGTAATCTGCGGAAGCGTAGATTTGGTTCCATCCAGTGGTTGGGCATAGCGACAGATCCGCCGACCACATTTGATTTTCTTGGGATTCTTTCTTGCATCATCAGGATCAGGGCGAATAATATCAAACTCAATATCGGTATAGGCATATCCAGCATGTTCATCGTATAATTCGGACCCCCAATTGTGCGAAATCAGTGTTCCATCTTCTTTGAAGTCCTTGATCCATAGAAGGGAATCGTGACTAATATTTTCGCTGACGATCGTGGAGGGATACAGTGAAGCAAAGTCGCATACGCCGATAGGACTAATGGAATAGAATCCAGGTTCAGGGTCAAGTACAATCGCACCTTCATATGTATCCGTGGCACCAGATTGACTGGGAACGGGTAGCACGGGAATAACGATATCAAGTTCACGGCAGAACTTGAAAATCAGCGATTCTATTTTAATACCCTGGCCGCGGGTAAAGATGTAGCCGACAGGCACGGTACATACATTGGCCATGGACATGGAATTATTGAAGGTTTCCAACTTTCGGTACAGATCGACAACCAAGTCGCAATCTTGCAAGCAGTATTTTCCAACAATCGCGCGATCTTCTGCTGACCCACGATGCAAGCGGAAAATATCTTGTGGGCTTACATCGTCTTTTACAATGACCCATTTAGTGGCATCTTCCATTTCCGTTAAAGCATCTTCGTCTAAGACACAGGCAAAGGTAAGAGTAGATCCGTTAACGGTAGTTACCGTCAACTTTGGCGAAACCGTTTCTCCTGTGTCATCCAGCAATGTAATGGAACGTCCAGAGCGAACATCTTTAATCGCTCCTGCCACTTCTAAGGTAAGCGTGGACCCGTCATAATGGCGCTTCTTGATCTTACCTGACATGAAATGCTTCGTAACTTCATCCAATTTATAAGAGGGCAACACGAAATTGCGTTTAATATAATGAAACATATCAATTTGCAGGCGACCGTGCGTTGTCCAGATATACATGCGATTGTCTCCCATGGCAGAGGAACTCAGGAATTTTTCTTCTAGTTTCATTTCACTGGCGAGTTCAAAGAGGCGCGTGAGTTCATGAATGGGCGAACTGTCATGAATAAGGCCAAGTTCTTCTGCGCGATGCCAGGTATAGGATTCATCAAAACCAAAGACGTTGTATCCAATGAGGATATCAGGATTCAACTTAATCATCCATTTAAACCAGGCGAGGATCATTTCCTTCTCGGTAGGGTAGGCGTGCACGGTTATACCTGGAATAGGGGCACAATCTGGAAAGACAAAGAGGTGTTTATCGGTGCTATCGGTGGCACTTTGTAGACCGCGCGTCAACGTGGTTCCAATTTGAATAACAGGATCGCCGCGTAAATACACGAGTGATTTTAGTGTTTTATCCAGAAGGGTTTCTATCATACTAATGCTGTCTTCATCCGATGATTTTAAGGAACGAAAGAGACTATCTAATTCTGCTTGAATGCCTTCCAGTTTTGCAACAATAGGGCTCAGCTCCTTCTTTTTGAGTGTGCAGTAAATAGGGGTCATTTTAGGCGGAAGTGTGTCAACGGGTGTATCCCCAGTAGATAAACTCTTTACAATCCATTCGGCCGCTTCTTTGCCACTGGATGCATATTGAATAAGATCTTTGGCAGCCTTTCGCCACGTACGTTTGGCCACGGGAAAATCGCCTGTCATGGAGAAGCATTCAATATCCCACGAAGCCGTTAGAAAGGGAGCAGAGACACGCGGACCCTTTGTTGGGACAACCTGATCGTAATTACAGTCTGTAACAAGCGAACTATCGGCCTCACTTGACACGCTTAGCATTCCATCTTTGACGCGTACCCATCCACATGGTTGAATATTTTGCACATGCAGAAAGCGCAACATGGGATCAATATTGGCTTCAAAGACTTCTACTTTGGTATTTTTCCAAGGCCCGTCCAATTTTTTCTTTGTGCAAGGGTTTAATTGATCGTCAAGGAAAAGTCCGCGAAGCGTGCGAAAGAGACTGAGGGAAGGTACCTCTAGTTGTAAGAAAGGATATGCCGTTTGCGCTGTGAATCCATAGAAGATCTTTTTCGTAATGCGTTTGATGGTGATATTCTCCATGGGAATTCCTTCTTGACGAATATACGTAGTAAGGGTCTCGGCAGCGAGGGATGTTTTTTCCTCAGGTAGCCGCAGGTAAAAGGTGGGTTTAAAGCCCGTCACGTCGCACCGAACGGGATCACCAGTTTCAGTAGTGCCAAATAGATGAATAACTAGTTCGCGCTGTTGAAAGGTATTATTTTTCTTTTTTTTTCGTTTTGTTTGGAACTCATCGTCGTCATCTGAAGCAGATTCATAGGCTACTTCATCTTCTGACTCGATGCGCATGTCGCGCGATTGGATATCTAATAAGTGAAAGATGATATCACGGTTTTCTGTCATCGTGATGTTACCTTATAATCTGATATAAGATGTGTCAATTTTATTTATGTTGTTTTTATGTGTATTATTTACGTTTATGCGAAGCATGACGATTCTTCTTGCAACTCATCATTCGGCGTATGGTGGAGAAAAGCGCTCCAGTGGGAGCCAAGCGATAGGGAGTACTAGCCATATAATGATATAGACCTTTTGCTTGCTTTCCGCGACGATTGCCTCCTTTCGTAACATATGGCTGAGGAGGGGCGACAACAGGGAGAGGTTTATCAGCTTGATTATCGGCAATAAAATTCGGTTTATTAGGTTCATAAGAGTGTACAGATTCAAGTGCCGATGCAGCTTTTGCTTCTTTCTCTTCAGCCGACATAGTGGTTGGGAAAACGGTTTCGTTTTTGCGTGATACTATGTTAAACGATTTGTTGGTGTTCTCGTTCCATTTAGGTAAATCAGCTAATCCTGCTTCTTCAGAAAGAGGGCCTGCTTGGTTCATGACCTTTTCCATGGCCTCTGTGCTTTTAACTGCCTCAATATCGGTCACTTTGTTCCCATTTTTGTCCATTAACATAATACTAGGATAGCCATCCACTTTAATGGGTGAGGCAGATGCATTAATATTATTTTTAATGGATTTATTCATATTATCCACCATGGTTTCATTGATTTTAACAGCATTAATTGTACGATTTGGATTATTGGCGGCAGCATCAAAATGAGGCATCATATGATGGCAATGACCACACCAATCGGCATAGACCATGACAATCGTAAGGGGACCAGATGTAATCCGTTTTACAAATTCTCCCATTGCGCTACTGGAACGCACGTCCAAAGGAGGAAGGATTTTACCAGCAGTACTGACACGATCTCTCCGAGTCAGCTTTCGCTTTTTAGTAGCATATCGTTTTTTGTTAGCCATTCTACTTTAGAATATTTTATTAATATTTGGAAGATATAGGTATGGAAGTATTACTGACTATTTTAGCATTACTCGTCCTAGGGTATATTGTATTGTATATTGGAGGTCGTAAATATTTGGAAACTTTTCAATCAGAGGAACATTATTCGGATAAACATGACATGAAGCCGAGTGGGGGCGTACCGGAAAAACCATATGCAACTGTACCCATTAATAATATGGATGAATACGAAGTAACTTCTGTTTTTCAGAATCAAGGGTCAAAAGAAGCTTCTAAGAAACAAATCAGTGATGCTATGACCCGGTATCCGATGGACTGGTCCACACAGGGTCCCGATTCCCAATACTTCCAAGAGAATCAAGCCAAATATGAAAAAGAATCGGGTATGGGCATAAACTCAGTTACTACCGCACCAGTACCCTTTCAAGAGGATGAAACGCATGGAGCAATGCCTATTACGGAATCACCTCAGGAGGCTGAGGAGAAGAAGATTTTACAGACATACAAACCAAAATCAAGTAAACACCTTCTGCATTATTCTGTCCAGGATGTGAAAACACTGCTTCATAAGATCTATGATAAAAAGGGACTCATTCCTGTTGTACAGAAATCAAAACAAGGGGACAATGTGTGGGAAATTACAGAAGTAAAAGAGAAGAATCCGACCATTGTGTGGGAGGACGAACCTGCATCGGCTACTGCCGCATCTGCTGATGGAAGTAGTGTTGAACAAAAAATGCAAATGCGCGGCGAAGAAGTAATTGAGGTTCCCACGCAGGCCTCCGATTTACGAGCAGGTCTGGATCCGTTTTTCCAACCGAAGAGCTCTACGCGTCAGGGAAAGCATGATAACTATCGCGAGTTTACACCTGGTCTGGAACGCATGTTTGCGCCGACCTATCCTATTAAGTCGTGGTTCTAAAGGGGGACAGCCTGTCCCCCTCGCCCCCTCCTTTTAAAGAGGTAGTATGATCTTTTTGTTTATAAAAAAGCTATTGACACACACAAAAAGCACTTAATATGATTAGTGGCTTTTTGCGCGGTTTGTGGGCGTCGGCCGAATGATTATCCTTTGGGCAATCATGAGGTGCTTTCTAAATATTTTTTGCGCGCTTTGTGGGCGTCGGCGCCCACACGGCCGAATGATTGCCCAAAGGGCAATCATGAGGTGCTTTTCTAAAAAGCGCTAAGCGCTAAGTGCCTAAATAAACACATCAATAGAGGTAGTAGATGGGCTCTTATTTTTCAAGACGTTCCGAACAAAAAACGATTATTGTTTCCCCCGCAGTTACGAAGCTTGTTGTAAATGAAGAAACGGGTACTGTGGAGCATGTGGCACCAGTTGTAAGCGGAGAAACCGGCACGGTAGAGCATGTGGAACCAGTTGCATCAGGGCCAACCGATACTGTGGAGCATGTTGTAGAAATCGTGACAGGAGATACTGGCACGGTTGAGTATATTGTACCCATTGCAACGGGAGATACAGGTACAGTTGAACCTATTACAAAGGAGGAGATTGTCACTGCATTTATTACTCCATTGGCAAAGTTGGTAGAAGTACCCGAGGCATCTAATGAAAATGTAGTATCTGCTAAACGGCATAAGAAAAATAAAAAATACTAATTGAAACATGTCTAGCCAAACGTATTTTCAGATGCATAGGTAATTCGCAGTAAGCCGTCTTTGCTTTTATGTTGCACATATATTTCCTCCATAGTAAGATGTGATGCAGGAATATAATGGCCAATATAAATAAAAATAGCCTGTTCAGGACGTATTTTCACCCATTTACGAATAGAATAGACAAATTCGGCAATAGAGAAAAAAGAAGGGACCAAAAATTTAGATTTACTAATAATGGGAAGGGAAGAACTAGTAGATTTATCCCTTATAAGAAAGACAGGTACTTTATTCGGGAATTTTCGGAGGATTCGGTCTACTTCTTCTGATTCCATTACTCTATCTATATCACATGTATTTAAGATACATTTATTCATGTGATACAGAAAAATTGTCAGATAGGTAGACGCGTAAACCCTCCGCGCATTTTCTAGATAGTATCTATCAGGTATGGCAGATCCAATTTTTGACTTTCAACAAATCAATTTAGTGCCTAAACTGTGCGTGGTAGATTCACGCTCCGAATGCGATACATCGGTTCATCTTGGAAAGTATATGTTTAAACTACCGGTTGTCCCCGCTAATATGGAGTCCGTTATCAACGAAGAACTTTGCATTAAGTTAGCACACGCTGGTTATTTCTATATTCATCATCGTTTCCAGGTAGATACAGTAGATTTTGTTAGAAAAATGCATAATTTAGATTTGCCTGTCAGTATTTCAATTGGTGTGAATGAGGATGCATATGATGTTCTAAGAGAACTTATCTCTCAATCTATGTATCCTGATTATATTACGATTGATATTGCCCATGGTCACAGTATCAAAATGAAACGAATGTTAGAATATATTCGTGCAAAGATGCCGTCCTCCATCTATGTGATTGCAGGAAATGTATCTACTCCTGAGGGTGTGCGAGAGGTAGAGAATTGGGGAGCAAATGCAATTAAAATTGGGATTGGACCAGGTTCGGCATGCACTACCTATCATACTACAGGATTTGGCAGTCGTGGCATGCAGGCATGGACAGTACAAGACTGTGCACGAGCCAGACAGAAAATCGATACGGATATTATTGCAGATGGAGGAATAAAAGATCCAGGAGATATTGTAAAAGCTATTGCATTTGGTGCAAAAATGGTAATGGTAGGTGGACTCTTCTCTGCTCATAAGGATTCGCCAGGAGCAACCATTGTAGGAGAAGACGATGTTTTGTACAAAGAATTTTGGGGTTCAGCGTCTGCACACCAGTCAAGCAAAGAGAATCGGATCGAGGGAATAAAGAAATTACTACCGATGGTGGACAAAACCGTTTTAGAAGAATGTGAATACTTGACGGAATGTTTTCAAAGTGCAATTTCGTATGCTGGTGGTACTACATTGGATGCATTGAAGGGTGCTGAATATTATGTGCGACTTTTATAAACGTACTCACAAACTAATCTAAAACAATATACTGTCTGGATACCATTCTCCGACATGTATTTGAATGGATTAGTGGATATTGTTGCGTGTATAAAATAGTATGATATAGTAGAAGATGTCGAATAATACTGCGATGAAGGCTGTTATGGCACAAGCAAAAATAAATGCGAAAACAAATATGTATGCTAAAATTGCTGCTAGAAAAGCTGCTAGAAATGCTTCTATGAATGCTGCTCAAAATGCTTTTATGGCACAAGCAAAAATAAATGCGAAAACAAATATGAATGCTAAAATTGCAGCTAGAAAGGCTATGAATGCTATGAAGGCTACAGCCCCAGCTGCAGGTGGTACCAGAAGAAATCGCAAATCCAGAAAGAATCGCCATACAAAACGTAGCCACTAAAATAAACGCCACCCACATACATAAAGAATACAGACAGTCTATATATAAGTATGTACTGTCTAGATAACCGCGAAAGAGAATTGATTACCTTTCTACAGGGTCCTGTTAAACAGCTTCCTGTAGGAGATATTTGGATTGGAACCGATGATACATTGCCGTTAGGCATCAAAGAAGGAGGACTTATTATTGAGCGCAAATCCATCCGTGATTTTGAGGCATCTATTCTGGATGGGCGATACAAGGAACAGCGTGGCAGAATCTTGGCCTTTTGTCACGAGAACAAAACACAGCCGATGTATATTTTGGAAGGGACATTCGCTTCTACTACGGGACGATTACAGAAGAAAGCGCTTATGAAAATGTTGAATCGTCTTGTGTGCCATTATCAAATTCCTGTTATGCAGACCGTTTCGGTTGAGGAAACTGCAGAATTAGTCGAAGCCCTCGTAGAGCAGTGGACGGCGGATCCCACCTCGCTACAACGGACAACAGAACTCGTTAAAGTAACGGATGGTATTCATGTGCAAAAAAAGGGAAATGCGTTGGATCATCGTCAGTTTGCGATTAGCTGTTTGGCGCAGTGCCCAGGCATTTCGGTGAAGATGGCAGTTGCTCTTTTAGAAACCTTTGGATCTTTAAAGGCAATTATGGAAGCGGATATCAAGGAAATTGAAGTGATAAAAGTGGGAACGAGGAAGATTGGTCCTGTGGTTTCGAATCGGCTGAATGTCATTTTGAATGCATAGGCGCTTTTTAAAAAAAAGCGCGCAAAAATCTATTTATAACTATATGGATTTTTGAATACTTTTCATAAATGCATCTTAATTTTTGCGCACTTTTCTTAAAAGTGCATTTTTGGGCACTTTTAAGAAAAGTGCATTTTTGCGCACTTTTCTTAAAAGTGCATTTTTGGGCACTTTTTTCTAAAAAGTGCATTTTTGCGCACTTTTTTCTAAAAAGTGCTAAAAGTGCTAAAAAGTGCGAGGGTGACAAATATTCCATTCTCTCCAGATCTTCCCGCAATAGTTATACATCCCATGTTTACGCTCATAGAACCTTCCATACATATTTAAATATTTTACAAAACAAAACGGTGGAATAATATAAACAAATCCTGATCCTACTGACATTGTAATACGTGTTACACATTCTCTAAAGGATGCCTTTTGTAGATCCGACCAAATAGGCAAGGTCCATCCACGGCAGAATCCATAGGAGTACGAAAGACCTACAATACCATATGCAATTTTATGCATCATTACTTATAAGTACTATATTTTCTTTATGCCCAAAAACGTTATAGCAGCATTTTTAAATCACCATTCATATAATGGTGTCGCAAGAATGACAGTAGACCAAAGGAAGTATCGGCCGCAAGTACCATCCATGCTTTCGGATTCTTAGAAAGTGCCAAGAAGGCAAAGAGTCCCCATAGGATCGCGTGAACAGGTCTTAGTTTTTGCCACCAGATTTTGCCACCGAATACTTCTGGCCCCGTATCACGTTTTCCAATAAAGATAATGTATATCCAACCAATAACGAATAGAATTGCGATCATACCAAGAAACTGTAACATAACTCCTGTGGAGTAGGCGCTAAGAACGGTAAAGGCAATACGTGATCCGATACATCCGAAGAGGAAGAGGAAGAAACGTAGACGGAGTATATCCATTTGTACTTTTATTAACGAAGTTTTACAACGTGCTCAAAAATCTCTAGTATATCTTTACAGTTTTAATATAGGGATTTTTGCGTACTTTTTCCTAAAAAGTACCAAAGTAATCTGGTACCGAACGAGGCTGAACAATTGTATTTTTTGGCTGTGTCATGTTCTGTAAGAAAGCGGAAGGAGGAACATAATCTGCAGCGGAAGGCGGAGGAGGGCCCGCAGTAGGATTGGACATAGGACGATTGAGAATGGTGGAGATAGCTGATCGTGGCTGTTGCTGTGAAAAGGGTCGCTGTGAAGAAGCGCCCCAATGTACAGAGGGCCGCTGCATCTGTCCAGGAGTATTCATTTTAACCTTTTGCTGTGATTTCTTTCCCACAATGAGCCTCGCCGCCTCTTTCTCTTTCCGTTCTATTTCAGCCTGTGTCTTCTCTGCAGATTCAAGCATGGCTTGCATAATGGGTGATTTTTCTACCAGATAGGAACGTTCATGATGTGCCCACGATATATAGAGCATATTAGGCGGAGTATATCGGATCTCGTATTTAGCATGTCGTAATTGATAAATGAGATAGACAATCATATCTTCCATATCCAATTTAGGCAGACCAAATATAAACTGTGGCACCGTATACAATAAATAACACTGTGAATTGGGAAGTTTAGACATGACTCGGATACGATTATAGATTTGTTCTAAGATTTTGTTGTATGCGCGTAATCTTCCCACATCTTTGGATGTGCGTTTATCGTATAATTCTAATGGGTTTAATTGAGGTGTTTCTATCGTATTCATAGCTATCCTACGTTCGTTTCTTTTTTTGGGTAGTATGTCGCATGGTAGCGGTTTTGCGCAGTGCACTGCGTAGTACACTGCGTAGTACACTGCGTAGTGCCTTCGCAGTACCAGGTTCCACCGTTGCATGGCCTGCATCGGGGATAATCATTAATTTTGTATGAGGCAGAGCCTTACATATTGCATGCGCACCCGTAATAGGGCATACCATGTCATAGCGCCCATGTACAATGGTAATCGGAATATTCCTCAGTGTATGTAATCCTTTTAGAAGCTGGTCGGGTTTCAACCAACAATTATTCACAAAATAGTGATTTTCTAGTCTTGCGATTGCAAGTGCTTCCCTCGGTTTCGTGGTATCTTTAATAGGAATGAGCTGTGATACATCGGATTCCCATCCCCACCATGCACTGGCGTATTTCATAGATAATGCTGTATTAGTTGAATTGAGTTTCGTATGATAATACTGTGAAATTGCTTTCCAGCCCTTATCATGCAACCGTGGGGGAAGAACCTTGGTAAAGTTATCCCATTTTTCAGGAAAAACTTCAGATGCTCCTCCTTTTTGATAGAGCCATGCAAATGAGTCCTCGTCACATAAGCATACACCTCGTAGTAAAAGACCAGTTACACGAGAGGGATGCGTTTCAGCATAGGCTAATGCCAGTGTGGTTCCCCATGATCCGCCTTGAATAAACCAGGTATCCCATCCCATAAGGGTTCGAAGCACTTCCATGTCGGCAACCAAATCCCACGTGGTATTATGTTCAATAGAGCCAAACGGTGTAGATTTACCACATCCTCGCTGATCAAATAGGAGAATATGCCATTTCTTCAAGTCAAACATAGAAAGGTGATGATGTTGCATTCCGCCACCTGGCCCGCCATGTAAAATAACGGCAGGCCGTCCCTTTACAGAACCATGTGTTTCATAATAAATACAATGCCCGTTAGATACTGGAACAAATCCAGAGGTTAGCATTTCCCTATTCAGTCGGCCTAAATTGTAAATGGTATAGAATAGCAACGGGACGATTATGTTTCCTCGTAGAATTTATTTATCAGGTGGTGGAATGTGTGCTATCGCCCATGTGGGTGCGCTATTGGAAATAGCAACACATATCCCCTTAAAAATGATAAAAGAATGGATGGGTGTATCGGCGGGTTCGTTTGTCTCCATGTGTCTGTGTATTGGATTTACGCTGGAGGAATTGGCCGATTTTTGTGTACGATTTGACTTCACTAATATAAAAGAGATGGATTCGGTTCCGGGATGGCTATTACATTTAGGCATGGATACAGGGGAACGACTGCATAAGTTAATCGACGCATGTTTGCATGTGAAAGGTTTATCTTCTACGTTTACATTCAAAGAATGTTATGATACATTTGGCGTTTCATTGCGCGTTATTGCCACTGATTTAAATGAGGCAAAACCGATTGTATTTAGCCCAACGGATACGCCGCACTATCAGATATCGAATGCGGTCAGGGCATCGATGGCATTTCCGTATTATTTTCAGCCTTTTATTTGTCCTGTGTCAGGACATTATTTGGTAGATGGAGCAGTTATTAGTAACTATCCTCTCTTTTTATTACCCAAAGCGGAACATGCCAAGACATTAAGTATTTTGATTAATACAACGGTAGAACAAAAGGAGGATTTGATGGAGCTTGAAATGGATCAGCTCATTACTCGCCCGTTAAATGTGGCACTTATTGAAAAAAGCAACATTGAGGCCAATTTATATGAATCAAAATGCATACGAATTATGTTAGGAGAAGTCAATATTTTAGAATTTTCATTTGATGAAGATACTAAAAATAGAATTATTGAGAAAGGCAAAGCGGCTGCAAATCACTATTTTACACGTACAACCGCAATAAAACACAGACGGCATTCGTTTTAGAGATTGGATTTCAGAATATTATAACTCAGAATAATATCTTTTACTTGTGGATTGTAAATGTACAAGGTACTGTCTCTATGTAGGACCCTGTCCAGTTGTGTAGTGGGATTGACAATGATTTGTTGGACTCCCCACTGATTGCGAAGGTAGGTAACCATTTTAAGGTTACGATTGTTTCGAATATTGTGAATATGGATATCATCGGGAGGGAAAGAAAATTCAATAAGTTCATCTGTGATTCGGCAGCCGATTGTATTGCGATTCAAGTGAATGATTTTGCGTAACATTCACTTCCTCCTATTTTGAAAGATGTATCAAAATTTTAGGCTATGTTCTAACCCATAAAGGTTAGACCTAACTCCGCAGGAGTTAGGCCGTCCCACAGGTTAGGCATAAAGCTACGCTTTATGCCGTCCCATAAAGGTTAGGCATAAAGCTACGCTTTATGCCGTCCCATAAAGGTTAGGCATAAAGCGCAGCTTTATGCCGTCTGGTTCAAGAAGTCCAGTACACCTGCATGGGTGCGTTCACCCGGATACTCCGTTGTGTTAGCTCCATCTACAATCAAAATAGTAGGGAATCCTTTCACTGAATACTTGCTGAGTTCGGCTTTATCTTTGTCAGCATCCAACACTTTTACACTGGCAGTACTGCCATCTTTCAATGTAATGGGTGAGGCGGCAGCCAATTTATCAAACTCGGGGGCAGCATGTTTGCAATGTCCGCACCAATCTGCCTTGCAGATCACCACCGATTTAGAGGATTCAAAGTGCTCACCTGCAGGGCGAACATAATGGCGAAGGAGGACAAGAAGAATAATGAGAACTGCGAGGACAATGATGTGTGTCATTCTTTTTAGAACTTCGTTAAAAAAACGTCCAAAAAGGTCTAAACCATCTACGCATTTAGTAAAGTAAAGGATGTCAATCAATGAATGGACTCCACAAGAAGGATGGAATGCCGCATTTTCAGAGCAGGATCGCGCACATTGTACCACGATTTTCACCCTTTTGAGAAAACAATTGAGCGAACAAGCCTCCAGTAGGGCCGCACACATGATAGTTTTTAAACAAAAATATCATGGATTGCGTTATTCAGAGGAACAGGAAGCATTTTTATCAAAATGCATGAAGCAAACGCAAAGTATTACTCGCTCGGTAAAAGCATAAGTCCAAGCATGGTAAAAAAGAAGAGTCCCGTGGTGATGAAAATACCAGAAATGGTCGGTGCTCCATGCGGCGTGACCACTGCCGAGCCAAGAATTCGTTGAAGGATAAGATACGTTTCGGGATTGGAAAAGAGAAAGAAGACCAGTGCACTGTAGAAACTGTATTTGGCTTTTAGGGCGATACGGTTGAAGGCAAATAGATTATCGTGTTTTTCTTCTTTTTCCTCTTTTACCTCTTTTACCTCTTTTACCTCTTTTTTCCCCTTGTCCACCGTTTCCATTCTATTACTTAGGCAGTAGATCTTTAAAGGCAATGAAAATACTCAATGCCAATTCGGAGTCCGTATAGAGAATGGATTCTTTTAGGGTAACTAACTCATCAAGGAAGAACTCTCCTTTTTTCATAAAGGAATGATCTACAATTGTATCGGGATTTACAAAATCCATCTCATAGGTTATCATAGGACAATGCATGGAGTCAGATAGTACCAAATAAATATCCCCTTTTTTGAAAAACGCAGTAGTGGCATCATACAGTGCCTTGGAACGTTTTCGCTTAAATGGCAGTGTCATGTTTTCATTCACCATAAAAAAACGAATGGGATTGGCTGATGCAGTGGATGGTATATCGTGAATTACTTTTGGTAACGATTCAATATGATGTAGGAATGTTGTTTGCGCTTCTGTATCCAATGACTCCATTTTATCTTTTGTATGGTGCATTTGTTCGCATAGAAAATCATAGACATCGGAATCTACATTGGTAATACGATAGATGCCTTCACCATTCTTATAGATGCTTTTACAACATGACAACAAGGTTAATAGTAGTGGAACAAGGTCTCCTTTTAAGGGCCCATTCGCCCCCTCTAAAAAGGAATAAATGGGATCAAAAACGACACCAAAGTAATCAAATAAAGGCAACATGCTTTTACTTAATTTCTTATCAAATGTGGAGGTTGAGCCCTTTCGGGGTGTGGATGTTTTATCCAAATACTGTTTTAATTCAAGCACAATAGACAGTGATTCAATGCGCTCTTGTATGGTTTTGTATGCATCATCGTCCTCATGCTGTGGCTCAAAGTAATTAACGGGATGAGACCCGCCTGTCATTGAAGAGGGCTTTTGTGCGGATTGTTTATTTTTAAGCGCTTCATATTTCGCAATTATTTCTCCAATCGTTAAGGTAGGGAGATCTTTCATGATTGCAGCCCAGTCGCAATCAATAGTAGATGATTTCTTAGATTTTTGTGCAGATAATGCAGCCGCAAATGCAATGATCTGATTATAGAGTTTGTTTAGTTCAACCTGTTTTTTTGCGATTTCTGCACGATCCTCGTCGCATGTTTTTTCAGCCTTCTTATTGGTCGCCTTAATTTGTTGTATTAATGATTGAATATTATTATAAATACGATCAAATGATATACCAAATACTGTATTTGCAAGACGAGAGTTTCTCTTCTGCTCTGTGAGCTGTGTAAGACGGCGTTCCAGAATCGCTACTAATTCGGTTCGATCTCTATCCGAATCAAATGTAAATCCCTCAGTAGTAAATTCATTTCCCTTAACTGGCAAATATTTTTTAAATAATTCTTCAATTCGGTCAATATCTATAGGATACTTATCAAATGTAGCTGTAAACTCATCCCGTTTTTTCATTAATAAATCAACTGAGTTTTTTAGTTCTGTCCCTAAAAAATATCGATCGCCTCCCACATCAATACTGGTAGTAGGCATCCCTATAACATGTTTTGATAAAATTGATAAAGTAAAACACAGAATATAAACCAATTAGTAACTATAGTATATAGTAGCATACGCTTAAAATGAATACAGTGATACAATCGGGAAACACCAAGATCTTTAATCCATGGAATGCAAAGAATCGGGAGCTGAATCCTTCGGATGCGATCCCGATTCTAAAACGCTATGGATGGAAGGGCCGTATCAATAACTTTCATTTGTTTGCACAGGCGTGTTGCCATAAGTCCTACATTGATCGCCCTGACACCTGGCAGGAACAGGCGGAGATGGGAGAAGAGATTATCATCGTGCCTCGACCAGACGACTGTATTCCTTTGCAGAAATGCGACAATGAAGAACTGGAATACTTGGGCGATCGTGTTCTCGGCCTCATTATTGCCTCTTATGTAACCAAGCGATATCCAGGACAGGGCGAAGGATTCTTGACGCGAATGTTGTCTCGGATTGTTAATAACAAACAGCTGGGCTACTTGGCAAAAGAGGTGGGAATGGCTCCGTGGATTATTCTTAGTCGTCACATGGAGGATGTGTGTGATGGGCGTAATAATCTGCGCATTCTGGGTTCTATGTTTGAGGCCTGGTTTGGAGCCATGTACTTACAAGAAGAGGATGTGGGACGTGGTTTGCAACAGTGTAATGATTTCCTGGTACGAATCATTGAAAAACACATTGATTTTGTGCAGATTATTGTGGAGGATACGAATTACAAGGATCAACTCCTGCGCAAGTTTCAGGCATTGTATCATGTTCCACCACGTTATAAGGAGGTTTTGGTACAAGGCCCGGTCCACGATAGAGTCTTTACGATAGCGGTTATTGATCCTTATGATAAGGTAGTTACGACGGCCACTGCGCGAAACAAAAAAGTTGCCGAACAAGAGGCATCGCGCCTAGCACTTGAATTGTTTGAGACACCTGAATCCAAGGAGCAACCTAATAAGGTAATGAATGCGGTAATTATGCCTGAACCTATTAAAAAAGTGGAAATGCCTATGCCTATGCCAATGCCAATGCCAATGCCGATGCCTAGTTCAAATGTAATGGTCAGCGATGAAGGATTCTCAAACTTTAAACTAACAGGAATCACGAAACGACACGCGTATCATCGTCCAAAAGTATCCATGGATGATATGTAATCTAAAGATATCCTAATGATACCTACCATAACAATGAAAGTTCTACTCTATGGAGCGGATGGTTGGATTGGTTCTCAAGTGCGTCAACTTCTTCTAACGGCAGGGCATCGTGTGATAAAGGGGCAGATGCGGGCAGAAGATCAATCCAACTTAGAAAAAGAAATTCAATTTGTAAACCCAACCCATGTGATGTCGTTTATTGGGCGAACCCATGGAACTATTGGTAACAAGGCCTTTACCACGATTGATTATTTGGAACAACCTGGAATGATTAAAGAGAATGTGCGAGACAATCTGTATTCGCCGATGGTGCTGGCTATTCTATGCAAAAAACATACTATTCATTTTACATACATGGGAACGGGATGTATTTTTGAATACGATGAACAGCATCCCTATGGACAAGAAAAGAATGGATTTGCTGAGGGAAGTGAACCTAATTTTTTTGGTTCAGGCTATTCGGTGGTGAAAGGTTATACGGATCGTATGATGCATCTGTTTGATGATACGGTACTCAATATCCGCATTCGTATGCCGATTACGTCCGATTTTCATTCGCGCAATTTTATTACAAAAATTACGAACTATGAACGAGTATGCTCTGTTCCCAATTCCATGACCGTGCTGGATGAGCTGTTGCCTCTCCTTATTGATATGGCATCCAAACAAGTAGTGGGGACGATCAATCTAACGAATCCAGGGCTCATCACGCACAATGAAATCTTGGAAATGTACAAAGAAATCGTGGACCCGACCTTTACCTGGAAGAATTTCAGTTTGGAAGAGCAGGCCCAGATTCTCGCAGCGGGTCGGTCGAATAATTATTTGGATACGACCCGCCTTGAATCATTGTATCCGACCGTCTTGTCCATCAAGGATTCGGTGAGAATCACATTAAATAAGATGGCCATTACGGAAAGGCCCATTACTGAAAGGCCCCAAAATAAGTAAATAATGCATGAGTGTTGTCATGTTCCTCATTGTCATCCACCGGTTCATACACAATCCACGTTGAATCCAACGTAAATAAATAATAATAGTTAATGGGGTATTGTGGATGGGTAATTCCAAAATACGCTTTATCATTCTGAACGACTTTCGCGGCTTTGTAGGTCTCCATGTCAGGCGTTATGTCGTCGCTTTCTAGCCCTTGTCGTGAACCTGTCATAATAAGTTCCAGTACTTTTTCCCTCTGACGATAATGGGTATGTAATACACGTCCGACCCCACTGATATCTCCATTCCAATTTACATAAATATATTCTACACGCTGATCCATGTATTGGATGCCGACGAGGCAATTGATTTCTTTGGTTTGCATTAATAAATACATCAACTGCATTGTTTAGATTGATTTTAGAAAGGTCTAGTAGGATGGACGCTAGCAAAATTACAGAGTTGCTTCAAAAGCAGAATACACGGTACATTAATCGCAGTAAGCCAGTTGATGCCAGCACAATGATATGGATGAATCAAATTCAGTCTTCTAAATACATCAAAGGTGTAGCAACATGCACGGGTCTCCAAAATAACAACGTTCCGACTCAAGCGGTTTGCTCCGATGAAAATGGAAACTGTTCCTATGGAAATGGAAAACAAATGACATTAACTACTGGCTCGACAAAGCGATATCCGAGTGTGTTTGCAGGTGCTGCAGGATCTGCATCAGAAATCTATTCATCTGAGAAGATTATGTTGCAACAAGCGGGGCGCAATTTGTGCGCAGGCATGATTGTAGATCAAGATGCCTATACTGTTTTACCGACATGTTTTGCAGTTAATACAAATGGCCCTACATCTACTACACCGACTCCCACTGTTAACAACGGTGATACTAATCCTTATTTACCGCCGTTTGATACCTACTATAAATACAAGAATCCCTCTGCCCTGAATTCGGCGCCTTTACCTGATCAGAATTTGAAACATTTTGTACAGCCATGCTGTCCTTAACGTGCACATTTATCAACGAAGATTTACAACATTCCCAAAATACATTATCCTTAATAAACCTATATCATGCTATGTGTATTTAGGATGATATAGTTTCTATGTAGAGAATAGATGTTGCCTCAAGCACCATTGGCAGCGCAAGCATCATTGGCAGCGCAAGCACCATTGGCAGCGCAACAACCAAGAGGTGTGCAACCACCAAAACTAAGAGGTGTTCAGCCAACAAGATGTCCCGTTGTAAAAAAGGCCGATGCAGCAGTATTAGCAGAAATCAAGCCACGTATCCCTGCTGGATTATTAGAGCCTGCATATCAACCCTTTTCATCTCCTCCGATTGCCAAAGGTATAGCCATAGGCACACCCATTGCCAAGGAAACTGCTAAAAAGAAAGCACCTACGCTTATCGAAAAACATCCCGTAAAACCAACTGCGAATTATAAACCGCGACATCGTGAAGCCCCTCCTGAACTGGATAGGATAACATTGGCCCCTGCACTAAACAAATACATGACTGCACAAGCAGACATCGAATCTAACAGTCCTTATTTAACAAACACTGTTATTTACACACCTCAAACACGGAAGAGTTTTTATACGTTTATCAACGATAATTATTCGGACAGTTTTAAGCAAACTACCAAAATAAAAGGCGCACTGGACAAGGAAGCCTGTGCAAAGTTGGACGCAGGATCGGATGGAAAAGTAGAGGCTTTTTTGTATCAGAAATTTATTCGTGAATACATACGAAATGCCGCACCTTATCGTGGAATTTTAGTGTATCACGGATTAGGATCGGGTAAAACGTGTTCCGCTATTGCCGCGGCTGAAGCGTTGTATGGTACATCTAATAAGAAAATTATTGTGATGACTCCTTATTCATTGAGAGCTAACTTTATGTCTGAAATATCCTTTTGTGGGTTTCAACATTTTAATGTGAATAATCACTGGGTCAGTGAATCACTGGTGGATGCAACTGGTAAGAAAAACCCCATGATGTATTTATATGCCACTTCTATTTTATCTCTCACAGAGACATTTTTGAATAGCATAGTGGCCAGACCTGCGGTAGAACGTCGTGTTATATGGATTCCAGATTTTACACAGCCACCCAACTACAAAGAGCTTCAGCAAGTGGAACGCGATGATATTCGTGATCAATTAACGCACATGATAGATGCGCGTATTAAATTTATTAGTTACAATGGTATCTCTGCCAAAACACTTAAAAGTTATGCTTGTCCTAAAGTAGATCCGATTACCAAGAAGGAAGAAGAACGATTCTTTGATAATGCTGTGATTGTAATTGATGAATTTCACAATTTGACTCGGTTGATGCAAGGACAAATTGTACCTTATATTCAAGAACGCAAAGGCCGTAAACGAAAAATTCCAGCTGAACCGATTGTACCAGGAAAGTGGGTTCCAGGATTATGTGGTAGTGCCGATAATTATAAACGCGCCTATCTCTTTTATAAATTACTAACGGATGCGCGAAACAGTAAAATTATTGCACTCTCAGGAACCCCTATTATTAATTTTCCAGAAGAATTAGGTATTATGGCAAATGTACTTGCGGGATATACAGAATGTGTAGAAGTATCTATTTTAACAGCAAAGGAGTCTGATATCGCATTATGCAAAACATTAGCAGAAAAGAATCCGCGGGTAGACATCGTGCGATTTCTTAAGAATGACACTGCTCAAAAAACAACTGTGCTTATTTCTGTATTTTCGGAAGGGTATGAACGCGTGAATCGTCCAGACACTGCCGAATTTATTGGGGTATCCTATAATGAAGATGCCCAAGCAACCATTCGTGATATTTTCCCAGAGATTAAACATATGTGGGCAGAAAATGGCATACTAATGGAGCAAGAGACGTATGTATCGTATGAACGTTTGCCGATTGACGATGAGACATTTCGTAGAGAATTCATTAATCCGTCCGATTTATCGGTTATCAATAAAATGGTGCTGCAGAAACGTTTAACTGGATTAATTTCGTATTATCAAGGGTCAAAAGAGGAGTATATGCCAAAGGTGACAAAGGATGTAGTGGTGCAATGTAAGATGAGCACACATGTACTTTCAAAGTATAGTTTGGAACGCAAACAAGAAATAAAAGGTGAATCAAGCAAGGATAAGGATACAGGCGATGTGTTTGCTTCTGTGGAAATGTTTGCTAAAATGAAGAATCCTTCTAGTTATCGCTTTCGAAGTCGTGCACTGTGCAATTTTGCATTTCCAACAGGAATTGATAGACCCTATCCTGGAAGTGTGGAAGAGGAAGAGGAAGAAGTGGCACAAATAGAAGACGCGGATATGGGAGAAGCAGTCATGGAAGATGTAGATGTAGATGCAGTATCCGTTGTAGCAGAAGAAGAAAAAGTGGCATTGGATCCAGAGGAGGATGAGATTCCTGTCGCGGAGGCTTTAGCACCTGCCGCGGAAGCTTTAGCACCTGCAGCCGAAGCTTTAGCACCTGCAGCCGAAGCTTTAGCACCTGCCGCAGAGCCCTTATCAGAAGAACAGCATGGAGGTGAAGGAGATAATTATATACAGCTTGGTGGCGTTGGATCAGATGATTTGTTAGATTCTATTTTAGATGAAGTGGCTCCTATAGCGCCTGTTGCAGCGCCTGTTGCAGCGCCTGTTGCAGTAGCGCCTGTTGCAGTAGCACCCGTCGCAGTTAAACCCCGTCGCAAGACACCAGGTATCGCACTTTCAAAACCAGTTGTAGCCGAACCCGCAGTAGTAGCCGAACCCGCAGTAGTAGCCGAACCCGCAGTAGCCGAACCCGTCGCAGTAGCCGAACCCGCTGTAGTTAAACCGCGTCGCAAGACTCCTGGTGTTGCACCTCCAAAACCCGTTGTAGCGGAACCCATCGCAGCGGAACCTGCTGTAGAACCAGTTATCAAACAAGTTAAATCCTACCAGGAACAACTCAAATCTGCATTAGAAAAATTATATACAAATAAAGAAGCCTATCTTAAACTCGACGATGAGAAATATGCAGACCTATCGGACGATGAAGAACATCCAAGACCAATCAACCTGGCTACTCATTCAAAGAAGATGAATAATATGTTATTGAATATTAATAAATCAAAAGGGAGCAATTTAATTTATTCACAGTTTAAGACAGTAGAAGGTCTCGGTGTATTTGGTATTGCATTAAAAGCAAATGGATATGCAGAGATTGTGATTGAAGGGAGTGATCAAAATCCCACGTTTTCTGCAGCTACACTGACATCCCTTGCCAAGGGCTCTGCAGAAAAACGTTTCATCTTTTTTACAGGAGAAGGATCGAAGGAGCGCCGCAATCTTATTTTGAATATATTTAATGGTAATTTTGATAAATTACCCATTGCAATGAGAACTCCACTTGAAGGATTTTCTACCAATAAAAATACAAAAGGCGAGATTTGTTGGGTTATCGGTATTACAGGAGCCGGCGCAGAAGGTATTTCCTTGAAGTGCTGTCGTTCCGTGCATATTATGGAACCCTACTGGAATAATGTGCGTTTGGAACAGGTGAAAGGTCGTGCCATTCGTATTTGTTCCCATAAGGATTTACCATATGATGAACGTACTGTAGAGATTTATACGTATTATACTGTCTTCTCCAAAAGACAGCTTGCTAAATTAGACACAGATCTGAAAACGACCGATAAGGGTAAAACATCAGACGAAAATGTGTATGAGGTTAGTACCAAAAAGGACAAAATTAATCAGAGTTTGCTACAGGTAATGAAAGAGGCTGCGGTGGATTGCGGGTTGAATGCTGCGGATAATAAGGATGTACAGTGTTTTACGATTGAGGATGGTCGTGCAGATAAGTATTTATTTGATCCAAAATTAGAAGTGGATAACATGCTGACACGGATGGAGTATAAAAAAGTGGAGGTAGCAGTGAAAGAGGAAAAAGCGGAGCGAAGTGTAAGAACAATAGAAGTTCCTGTATTGCGATACAAAAATGAGGAGTATCTTTATTATTATAAAGTAGGCGATTCTACAAAATACAGTCTCTATCATCGCGACGATGTTTATCTAAAAAATCCCATAGGTGAAGCAGAAATGGATTTGGATACAAAGAAACCGAGACGTATTGCACTGCACTTTTTATAAAAAAGTGCGCAAAAAGCTCTATGAACATGGGCAATGATTATGAAAATGGGCAATGATTATGAAAATGGGCAACGATTATGAAATAACGGATGATATAAAATATAATCCGTTATTATGAAAAGTTCAAAGGGTTTTTTGCGAACTTTTTCCTAAAAAGTTCAAAGGGTTTTTTGCGAACTTTTTCCTAAAAAGTTCAAAGGGTTTTTTGCGAACTTTTTCCTAAAAAGTTCAAAGGGTTTTTTGCGAACTTTTTCCTAAAAAGTTCAAAGGGTTTTTTGC